GGGCGCGCGCCAGGGTTGCTGGGTTTGGCGTAGTGGGGGCTGGGCCGGGGGCGCAGCTCGTTGTACCAACGCCAGTGCTTCGGGGGTGCGGGCGGCGGACCGGGAGTGTGGTGGACCCAGACGCGGCTGGTATAGGCCGTGGTGCCGGGGTCGTGGGTGCACGGGGCTGTGGAGTAAGGGTCGTAGGGCGCCATCCGGAGAGTGTAGCTCCTAAGAGTGCTCAGGAGGAAGGGGCGTTGGTTTTTGGCAAATCGTATGAGAGCAACCCGGGAATGGGGGTATATGCCCCCGCGCCTCTGGGTCCATACCCCCCCGTGTGACGTTTGCCCTAGGGTGAGGGCTGACCCGGACACGGTAGACAGACACCTGCTAAGGCCCTCTAGCTCCTGAGTATCAGGGCGGAACCCGCACCGCAACCTTGTGTGCCTGCGCCTAGCGCGCTTGCCCACCTGGAAGCACCGCGGCGACCTTCCTGGAGCCATCTGGAGCGAACACGTGGCTAGGTTTTGTGCGGCGTGCGGCCGGTAGGCGGTCGGGGGAGTTCTTCGGGCACGGCGTGTCCTGACATCCCAAAAGACACGAGACAGCTACGCGCAAACCGGCCCCCGGCTGCCAGACGGGGTATGGAACGCGCAACGGCGGGTGAAACGTCCGAAGCGGGGCGGGGTAACTGATACGCTAGCGGCCAGCACAAGGTCTGCTACCCAGTAACGTCACAAAGAGAGGCTGCGCCCGATAGGGCCGAAGCGAGAGAACCACCCTAGTAGCGCGTAGCGGGGCTGGCGACCCCATCATATAGGAATCGGTGCCCCCGGGGTTTGCCCGGGGGCGTTCTTGTGCCCGGCCGCAGCGGGCACAAGGCGTGCGCTTCATCGGGAGGCGCATGCTTCAACCTGCGGAGAAACGCTATGACCAACCCTATCACCGCCAAGAACTTCGGCTCGAAGCTGGGCTCCTGGAAGCGCTCGGCCACGTCCATGCGCAGCACCGCGCAGGCGCTGCTCGAATTCGGCTTCGACCGGTACGCGGAGAACGGCGACGCGGGCTACCTCAGCCGCATGGTCGCCGCGGCGCGCGAAATCAAGGGGCTCAACGCATCGCGCATGATGGCCTACGTCACGGCGCACGCGAACGTGCGCTGGAACGAGGAGAAGGGATCCTTCTCCAAGGCCAAAAAGAAGGACGAGCCGGTGGTCCAGGAGCGCGCGGTGTCCTGGTACGAGTTCGGCAAGGCCGAGCCGACCCCGCGCCCCTTGGACGTGAACAAGCGCCTGGAGTCCATGCTCAAGGCGGTCCAGGACGCCGATGAGGTGAAGTTCTCCTCGAAGGAAGCTTATGACACGCTGCGGAAGATCCGCAGCGAGCTGGAGGCCCTGGAACTCCAGGCGCTGGAGCTGGAGACGGCCGAGGAGCGCGCCGCAGCCTGAGTCTCGATCCACCCTGCCCCGGGGTATCGCGCCCCGGGGCGCAACGGGCAAGGCGCCTTGTGCAGCAACGCATGAGGCGCCTTGCCAGCTTGGTGCGGGCTGACCGCACCGCCGTGTACAGCAACATAGGAGGAACCGTGGGCAAGATATACCTCGGAGCGTGCGTGACAGCACGTAACCCGGGCGGGTGCGCCCGGATCTTGTGCAATGGGTGCTGGGTGCGTCTCGGCACCGGCCATGAGGTGGAGTATTGGCGCGTCACCAGCTACATGGTGAGGCGTCGGATGCTCGTCGGGGTTTGGGACTACGAGCACAGGGAGCTGCGCGAGGTGGTGTGGGAGTAGGCGCGCGCCCCTCCGCACCTCCCTGTGACTCCACAAGCTCATCCCGTCTTTGGCCTCTACAGGAGCGCGTGGAGGCACGTCTCCACAAGAGCGTGCATGAGATGTGTCTCCACGAGTGCTCCACGAGTAGGAGCAGACAAACGCCCTTTTTGGATAATTTCGGTCTGTTTTGTCTGTTCTCGTAAGTGGCTGATTCCAAACCACTATCCTATATATATATACTATTATCCATAAAAGACATATATATATAGGATATATCGTGAAGACTTCTGCGCGCCCGCGGGTGCCTTCTCACCACGGCCTTTACACTGCGTAACTCAGGAGGAACTATGCCTACCCTTGTTGCCGAGCCCAAGAGCAAGCCTCTTTACAAGCACATCGCCACAGCCTGCGATGCGCTGCGCTACTGCGAGCGCCGAGCCAACAGGCCCACGCGCTCCTCCCGCGACCGCTCGCTCGCCAACCCCACCGAGGCGCAGCGCGCCCGTGCCGAGGAGTGGCAAGCACGCTGGGAGCGCGTGCTCGATTATATCCAAGCTCACCTGCTCCCCTCGGGGAGTGGCTTCGACGCGGGCATCAAGATCGACCGCGCCCGCTCCAGTGGCACCGAGCTGCGGCTCGAGGTGCCCTTCCACCACCTGAGCGAGCACGGCTACTACGCTGGGTGGACGGAGCATCGGGTGAGCGTCTACCCGTCGTTGGTACACGACATCACCATGAAGATCACGGGGCGTGACCGGGATCAGATCCAGGACTACATCCTGGACACGCTGGACACCGTGTTGCGCACCGAGTATTCCTTGGACGACCTGCTTCAGGAGACGCTGCCATGAGCACCATCGACGTCACCCCCATCGGCACCACGTGGTTCTTCGACCAGGGCCGCCTCGCCCTGCGCTACCACGACAGCACCGGCTACGAGGTCAGGTGGGGGCGCTCGCACCGGTTCGTGCCGCTGCACCGCACCAAGGCCGAGAACATCCTCGCCACGCGGGTGGTGGAGCGCACCGAGCCGTTCGACCCCGAGCGCGCCTACCGCCTGCGCACCCGCCGCCGGCTGGTGTGGATGTGAGCGCTCTGGGCTCAGCCCGGGTCACCAAGCGTGAATGGCAGGCCGCCGGCGGCCTGCGCAACCCGAGGTGCTGGCGCCGGCAGGTCCGCGGCGCCTGGCACTACTTCATCCGACTGTCCTAACTCACCAGCTACTACAGGAGACACCCGTGGCTGACACTCCCGACATCTCTGAGTACGCGAAGCACACGTTCTTCCGCCTCGTGCAGGCGGCCAAGGACGACCAGCTGCTTCTCATCGCCACCACCTCCAAGAGCACCGGGGAGCCGGTGTTCATGATCTGCGCCCGGGGACCCCACCCCGCCGACGAGAGCCTGTTCAAGGTGTACCCGCTGGGGACGGTGTTCGCCGGGGACCCGGCCGACGAGGTGAACACCCCCGAGGGTCTGCGCCCGGACACCCGACACCTCGACAGCTGATGGACACTCCCAAACGCAGGTACGTGCGCTTGCGCCACGGATTGCTGCACGCCGGAGGCCTGACAGGATACCCAGCGGGTGCCGTCGTGCCTGTTGTCCCGGCGCGTAACCAGCCCGACTTCGAGGCGCGCGGGCTGGTGTTCATCGACACACCCGAGCTGCGTGACGACCACGTGGGGCTCCTGGCCAACCCCGCGGACTATGAGGAGCTCGAGCCCCTGCTCGCCGCCCTCTACGACCACCTCCCCCTCACACAGGAGAACGACCATGGATAACTCCGCACTGAGCGGCGCAGCCGCTCTCAGCATCATGCTCAACAACCCCACCGGCCGAAGCACCGAGGCCCGGGTCCTGCGCCTGGGCCCGGGCCTCACGCTGTACTTCAGCTACTCCACACTGATCGGCGTGTCCGGCCCGCTCGGGGCCGTGCGGTGCACCAATACCTGGGGCCCCACCACGGGCAGGCACATGAACGAGATGGGCCTGCGGTCGAACAGGTGGGACGAGGTGAACGAGGAGGCGTTGCTCGCCCACCTGTCCGAGGAGCTGATCCGCCTGGGCCTGGAGCTCCTGCCCAAACACGCGCGCTCTCCCCTGGCAATGGCGAGCCTGTTGCACGAGCTCTACGGAGACGAGGCATGAGACACACCATCACGCTGCGCCGCATCGCCTCCGGGTGGGTGGCGCAGTCCGACGACCCGCAGTGGCCGACGCTGTTCGGCACCGATACCCTGCCGACCGGGTTCACCGCCGGGGCCGCCCCGGCCGACGTGCTGGGTGACATCACCCGGCTGAACCCCGACGCCCGGGTGGTGCTGGCCGTGCCGCACGGGCTGGAGGGCTGACATGGCTGACCGCTCGTATGTCCATCTCACCGTGCCGGCGTGGGCAGTGCCGCTGGTCGAGGCCCTCGATGACAGCCACGAGAGCTACGATGAGTCCACCATAGGCACGAGCGTAGCCTGGTTCGGCTACGCCGAGGTGCCCGGTGGGCAGCTCGAGCTCCTGCCCATCCTGGAGGAGGCGGGCGTGCCCTACAACCAGCAGTACGACGCTGGGATCGAGTATGGTCCCGGGGTAGACATGAGCCGGCCCGACCGGGAGGAGTTCAACTGGGAGAGCTCCACCTTCGCCAACATGGTGGTCGAGATCGCCAGCGGCGGGACCCCGTTGCTCGAAGGCATCGCCTGGCTGCAGCGTTTGCGCGAGGCCTGGCCCCGGCCGCTGACCGAGTACACCACCCCGCCCCCGCAGTTTCAGCCCGTGCTCGACCGGGTGCGGGCCGAGAACGCCGCTCACAAGGCGTCGCCGGAGTGAACGGCGAGGGCGAGGGCGAGCACGAGATCAACACCGACGCCTGCGCTAGGTGGCGGTACGCTTTCAACCGGGTGGAGAACATGCAGCCGGTGGAGCGGGCACTGGCCGCCACTGGCGGCCCGCCCACGCACCCGAGCGCGAGGACCAGGGCGGTGGCCCTGGCGTGGATGACCTACGGACCCGAGCGCACCTGGGTGCTGGTGCGCATGAAGCAGCACGCCATCATGTGGTTGAGTCACGACCGCGAGGACTGCGTGCTCTACAAGCGGTACATCGACCTGAAGGGAGACAACCATGACTGACACTGACACGGGCCCCGGGCCCGCCATCCACGAGCACCTGCGCCACGCCGCCTCGGCGATGGCGGCGCACATCGAGCTGCCGTTCGCCAAGGCTCAGGTCCTGGCGAGCGAGGCCGGCGACACCAGCACCGCCGAGCGGGTGGCCAAGCTGCACGCTGCCGTCAAGCGGATCATTGAGCTGACCGCCGCCGAGGCCGAGCGCCATACCACCCGGAGGGGAGAGTGGCCATGACCGCCATCAAGCCCGCCATCAAGACCGCCCTGCTGCCGCTGCGCAGCGACGGGGATTGGCTCGCCGACTACAGCTATGACGTGGGTCTCGTAGCCCTCACGCAGGAGCACGTCGAAACCCTGCTGCGGTTGAGGGATACCTTCGGCACCGTGCTCTGGCTCGTGGAGAAAGCCCTCATGCCTCACAACGCGGGGCTGCAGACGATGGGGTTCCACCTGTCGTTCCTCGACTACTCGTGCGCCCCGTACGGGATCGAGGACATCGACCACCTGCTCGATGACGACCTGGAAGCGCCTTTGGTGGTACCAGGGGAGCCGGAGTGGGAGCTGCAGCGCAACGATGTCTTCCCCTCGCCCACCGAGTGCGACCGGGTCACGATCACCCCCGAGGGGCTGACGTGGTCCTTCTATCCCAAGCACAGCGACGCGCTCATCACCACGGACACCCTGGTCTGGGCCCTGGTGGAGGATATGCCGCCACAGGCTGCGAAGCCATGACCTACAACTACCGCTGCACCCGCAAGGCCTGCCGGCAGCGAGTGACCAAGCGCCGGCGCATCGAGGAGTACGTGCACGACAAGCACAGGAGGTGTGAGGCCTGCGGCGGGGCGCTGTCGCTGGACCCGGCGGTGCGCCGCCAGACCAAGACCCGGACCTGCCACTGCGACGGGTACCACTTCCCGCACCACAAAGGATCGTTCTGGTGCAACCACTACGAAGGCGAGCGCGCCCACGAGGATGAGCGGGACCGCGCCTTCGCCATGATGAGGAGCTTCTATGCACGTACCGGGTGAGCACTACCTGTCCAACCGCGTGAAGCGACGAACTGTCGCAGGCGTGGCCGTGTTCCTCACCGTGTTCTTCACCGCAGCGTTCATGCTGCCCGACTCTCCCAAGGAGCTTGCTATGTCCCAGCACAACACCACCATCCTGTCCACCAAGGACGTCACCGTTACCAGCGAGCCGGGCGAGATGCTCCGGTTCAGCTACCCCGGCAGGACCTTCGACACTGCCCTGCCGCAGGAGTGGGTAGACAACGTGACTGCCCGCATCGGGGTCAACCCGGTCGGCCACGTGGTGTGGCTGTACCCCTCGGGCTCGATCTTCGGACACCCGGCGCCGACCGACGTCGAGGGCATGCTGCTGCTGGGCCGGATCGCCAGCACCTACTGGCCGTGAGCGTCCGAGAACGCACGAGGCCGCTCATGGCGCTGGCCCGGCGGACCCGGGCGCTGGCAGTCCAAGCGCTGATCGAGCGCATGCGGTCCAGAACGGGGACCTTCGCCGATAACCTTCGAAGCCACCGGACCAGCGTCCACATCGTCGAGCTGAGCCCGACTGTCTCCGGCCCGACGATCAAGCACCGCCTAGTGCCTACCAAGCCGCATGGAGGGAAAATCTCACAGTGGGAGCTGAACGTGTATCTGCCCGGCGATTGGGCCGAGACGGTGTCCGACCGGGGCCTTACCTTCGCCGAGGAGGCGTTCGTCATGCAGGCTGAGCCGGTGCCCGACACTCCGGTGTTCAAGGCCAAGGTCCTGCGGGTTGGGTCCGCGGGTTTTCTCATAGCGGACGAGTTCCTCACCAAGAGGGGAGCGACGGTGCGAGCGCACCACCACCTGCTGGTAGCCATGTCCGAAGCGACGTGACACGGCTACCATTCTTGTCAACTGTGTGCTATAATGCACATGCTGTACTACAGAGGAGGTCAACATGACCGACAACAACATCCTGGCCCAGGCCAGCAAGAACCTGCTCCTCGTGGAGCTCAAGGGCATCGGGGGCTGGACTCCCAACGTACGTTTGAAAGACGCCAGTGCCGTACTGGCGAAGCATTACGGCAGCTCCTCCGACAAGGCGTTCAAGGGCACGGAGAACATGCTGCCCCCGCCCCACGACGAGGAGTTCAAGGAGCTGAAGGCGGCGTTCGGTGCCGTGCGCCAGGCCTTCTACGCCCACACCATGCCGTTCGGTTCCACGGTGGATGCCAAGTCCGGAAAGGTTCGGGCCGAGGGCAAGCGCGCCGTGGTCGCCAGCAAGATCGCCGACGGCAGCTTCTTCGCCCTGATGGACGGGCTCCAGGGTGGCCTGGCGCAGACTCGGGAGCGCTTCGCCGAGGTGCTGCCCACCCGAGTGGCGACGATAAGGGCCGAGGCGGCGCTGGGCAGCCAGTTTGACGAGGACCGCTACCCCACCCCCGAGGAAGTCCGCCGCGGGTGGTACTACGAGGCCATCGTGCCGGAGCCGATCCTCGACGCCGCCCGGGTGGCGAGCATGGGCCTGCCGCCGGAGGTGGCGCAGATGATCGAGGAGAACCTGGCCCGAAAGGTGGAGTCGCAGGTGAGCTTCGGCCAGCAGCAGCTGGTCGATGAGACGCTGCGCTACATCAAGACCATGGTCACCAACCTGACCAAGCTCAACGCCTACTTCAACGGGCAGAGCGAGGGCAAGCGCCCGGCCATCTTCGACTCTCTGGTGGACAACGTCTCCGAGAGCCTGGCCAAGCTGCGCACCTACGCCCTGCCGGGCACCGCCGAGGGTGACGCCGTCTTGAGGCTGGCCGACGGCATCGAGCAGCGCCTCGACATGGAGAGCGTCGACGCCTCCCTGCTGCGCAACGACGGCAAGATCACCGAGCGGGTGCTCAAGGGGGCGAAGGAGGCGACCAAGCTGATCGACGCCTGGGCCGGATCCGAGACGGTGTTCGATGAGCCGGCCATGCCGATGGGCACGCAGAAGATCCCGCAGCCCCCGGCGCCGGCCAAGCCCGAGCCCGAGGAGCTGGACATGGACGCGCTGCTGGCGGGGCTGGAGGACGAGCCCCCGGCCCAGCCCGAGGAGAAGGAGGAGAAGGAGGAGAAGGAGGAGGAGGAGGACGCCACGGACGCAGACAACGACATCGACGACCTGCTCGCAGGTTGGTAAAGGAGGGCGATGAGTAGACCCAACAACGTGATCCGCTTCCCCCTGGAACGCCGTCTACAGAGGGAGAAGCTCCCGCCACCCAAGCGGCGCGTGATCGTCTCGAAGAAACGCACACGCACCATCCACGTCGACGGCAGAACCTACGTCATCGAGGAGTGACTTAGCCCCCGGCTTCGGCCGGGGCAGGAGGGCTTATGGAGTACCAGCATACTCGGGCTGGCTACCCCCTGTGAGCAACGCACCAATAACCGTCCCGCGATGGGACGTCGAGATAGCTGAACCACTGGAGAGAACCATGACTGACATCAACCTGATCGTCGAGAACGCCGTGGCCCTGTACCGCACCAAGCAGAACGACCGGCCCATGCCGGTCTACATGCAGGGCCCGCCGGGATGCGGCAAGAGCGCCCTCGTCGAGGGCGTGCTGCCCGGCGTGCTCGAGGAGCACTTCTTCCCCAGCGCCGAGCCCACCGAGCGCCCGGCCCGGCCCAACACCCACTGGTCGCCGTGCGGCACCGTCGCCGTGGTGACCGAGATCCTGTCCACCGTGGAGAGCACGGACGTGCGGGGCTTCGCCATGCCGGTGAAGGACCGGGAGACCGGCGCCTACGAGACGGCGTGGATCATGCCCGCCCTGGTGCGCTCCGAGCAGTGGGCCTACGCCCAGGGTGCGAAGATCGTCGTGTTCTTCTTCGACGAGCTGCCGCAGTGCGACACCTCGACGCAGAAGGCGGTGGTGGACATCATGCTCAACGGCCGGATCGGCGAGTACGGTCTGCGCCGCACCACCTGGTGCATCGGGGCGGGCAACCGCACGCAGGACATGGCCGGTGCCAACCGGCTGCTGTCCATCCTGCGCAACCGGGTGGTGAATTTCGACGCCGAGATGCCGCTCAAGCCCTGGCTCAAGTGGGCACTGGCTCACAAGATGAGCCCGGTGATCGCCGACTTCCTGGAGTTCCGCCCGGACCTGCTGGCCGAGGTGCAGCCCACCAAGGACGGTGCCTTCCTCACCCACCGCTCCATGACGCAGGCCTCCAACCTGGTCAACGCCATGAAGCGGGTGCACGGGATCACCGACCCCATGGGGCTGCCGGACGACGACTTCACCCGGGACGCGGTGGCGGGCACCATCGGGGAGGCGGCGCAGGTGGAGCTCTACGCCTACGTTGCCGACGCCGCTGAGCTGCCGAAGCTCGACGAGATCATCAAGGACCCGGAGGGCTGCAAGGTCCCGGATAGCGAGCACCTGTCGGCGCAGTACGCTGCCGCTCAGATGCTCAAGCGCGGCGCCACCCAGCACAACGTGGTCCAGCTGTGGACCTACGCCGAGCGCCTCATGAAGGACATGCAGGCGAAGATCGCCAACGACCTGCTGGAGAATCAGTTCGGCGGCGTGCTGTTCAACACCAAGAAGTTCAGCAACTGGCTGGCCGAGAACCGCAGCCTGATCACGGCCACGTTCGCCCGCTGATCCACCCACCAACGCCCCGGCTTCGGCCGGGGCAGGAGGAAGTATGGCCGACTACTACACCCAGTTCAGCTTCCTGTTGTCGGGCGACGGCCTGTTCCCGGCCCGAGTGAAGCAGTGGTTCGATCACCACTACAAGGAGTGGCAGAGGCTGGAGGACAAGCAGGACGAAGACTTCTACGAGACCTACTCGGACATCCGGTTCAGCATCGAGGACGGCCACCTGTGGCTGCACCACACGGAGGACAACTGCGGCAGCGTCGAGCAGGCGATCAAGATGGTGCGGGACTGGCTGGAGTTCCACGACATCCACGAGCCGGTGCTGTTCACCTACGCTCAGACGTGCAGCAAGCCCGCGCTTGGAGCGTTTGACGGCGGGTCCGTGCTGGTCACCCGGGACGAGGTGATCTTCGGGCTCGATGCCCAGCAAGTGTACAACCAGAGGAAATAGCCATGGCACAGCATCAAGCTGTTACTGAAGCGGTGAGTTACATCGTCGCCAACAAGAAGACGGTGTTCTTCGCGAGCTTCCTCATGCAGAGCAAGCCGAAGATGCGCATCGTCGTGGCCGACACGCTGGTGACGGCCGACGGGCGCACGATCGAGAACAAGACGGCGGCTACCGACGGGGTCACCATCTACGTCAGCAAGTGGTGGCTGGACCTGCCGATCCTGGAGCGCGTGTTCGTGCTCTGCCACGAGGTGCTCCACGCCATCCTGGCCCACATGCCTCGCAGCACGGCCTATGCCAAGCGGGGCTTCGGCATGGACCTGAAGCCGTTCTCGTGGCAGCGCGCCAACAAGGCGCAGGACTACGTTATCAACGCGGCGCTGATGGAGTCGCGCATCGGCACCATGCCCCGCATCGGGCTGTACCGGGCTCGTGGCGACGCACAGAGGACCTGGGACGACGTCTACATGGAGCTGCCGGACGAGGATGACGACAGCGGCGACGGCTCGGGCGGCGACGGCTCGGGCGGCAACGGCTCGCTCGACCAGCACCTGCCGGCACCCAACGGCGGCCAGGTCGACGAGCGCGCTCACAAGCAGTCGGTGGCCCAGGCCCGCAACGCCGCCAAGGCAGCCGGCGAGCTGCCCGGCGGGCTGGCCCGGATCATCGACGGCGTGCTCAACCCGGCGGTCCCGTGGAAGGACGTGTTGCGGGACTTCCTCTCGGCGCACGCCGGGCAGGACGAGAGCACCTGGCGCCGACTCAACCGTCGCCGGCTGGTCACGCCCCCGGGGCTGGCGTTCCCGGGCAAGGACGGGTTCCGCATGGAGGGGATCGTGGTGGCCATCGACACCTCCGGGTCCATCGGGCCCGACGAGCTCAAGGCGTTCCTCGGCGAGCTCAAGGCGATCCTCACGGACGTAGCGCCGCGGGAGGTGCACCTGCTCTGGTGGGATACCCAGGCTGTGCACAAGGAGGTTGAGTCCGACGACATTGACTCCATCGAGAGCCTCGAGGCTTACGGCGGGGGCGGTACCAACTACGCCTGCGTGCCCAAGAAAATCGGTGAGCTGGATCTGGATCCGGAAGCAGTGGTGTGCCTCACCGATGGGTACGTGGCCTGGCCCGACGAGTCCGAGATCCGCTGGCCTCACATCACCGTGAGCACCAGCGATCACGAGGCTCCGTTCGGCATCAACACGCAGATCCATGTACCGCGTTAAGAGCACGTCCTCCGCTCGACGCCGCGCCAAGCGCCTGGCGCTCGAGACCGGGATCCCGCAGTCGCACATCCTGCTGGAATCCCGGGCCTCGCACGATCGCCAGGTCAGCATCGGCGACGTCGAGTGGTGGTACACCACCCACAAGAGGTGTGGCCGGCGCCGCCCGATCCCTGAACACCAACCCGGAGGAACGCCTGTGAAAGAGCGTGAGAAGTACCCGGCCATCGTGGCGTGGGGAGCGATGATGCACTCCTACAACTACTACATCGACGACCAGGTAGCACTGGCCGCACGCGACAAGGCCCCTCGCCTCGCCGTGTTCCGCAAGCAGAGCCGGTGGGTTACGTTGAAGGAGGTGACCGGCCAGCCGGCGCGCCAGTATTTCCGCCAGCACCACCCGGAGCTGGCCCTGGAAGCATGGGGGGAGCCGACATGACACCCGCCAAGAGAAAGCGCCTCGTCGAATCCCTCAACACGGCGGCCCTCAAGGTGCTCAACGCCGTGCCCCGGCACCAGGCCGCCACGGTTCATCAGATCGAGCAGGCTATGGCCGACACCGGGCTCAACCCGAACCACAAGGGCGTGCTCAAGTGGCTGAACACGTTGAGGGACTCGGGCCTCATCGAGGAGCTTGAGCCCCGGCGCTTCAAGCAAGTCATCGTGCGAGTGAAGCGCAGCGCCCGCACCACCCCGGCCCCCGTGCCGGCCGTCACCCAGGAGGAAGCACCTATGAGCAAACCTGTGAGCAAGAACCGCATGACCTTCATGCAGCGCATGGCCGTTGCCAGGCTGATGATGGATCACCCCCACCTCACGCGAGCCGACATGCTGGCCAAGGTGGACGGGGAGGTCGACTTCCCCGTCACTGAGCACAACCTGGAAGGCATCGCCAAGGAGATCCGCTACAAGTTCCAGATGCCCGCCGGGGGCAAGACACCCCCGAGCAAGCAGCTGCGCGTCGACCTCGGCGTGCTGGCCGGGGCGATGCTGCGCATCATCGACGGGCTCGGCATGGAGATGCCCTACCAGACCCGGGCCTCCCTGGAGCGCATGCAGACCCGGTCCTCCACCCCCACCGAGGCCGAGCAGGCCGAAGACTGAGGAGGCACCATGCAGATTCGAGGGCAGCAAGGGACACCCCGCATGCCGGGCACCGTCCGTGGTTGGACGATCCGCCAGTGGGGCATCGCCATCAAGCGCGCCGGCCACCGGCCCCGCACCTGGGAGGAGGCGATGAACCTCTACGATGAGTGGCAGCGGCGCACCGACGTGCAGCCCGGGCAGGTGCAGATTGCCGGCGGCGACTACAGTGCGGACCTCGAGGGGGCGCAGCACGTGTGGCGCCTCGCCGTTCAGCAAGGGGTGCTGCCGGGGCGCCGGCGGTGAAGTACCCGACGATGCTGGTGATGGGCTGGACGCAGCAGGAGTGGGTGTGGGTGATGGAGCACTTCGGTATGGCGGCGGCCACCCTCGAGGGGGCTCTGGAGCTCCAGCAAAGGTGGTTGCTTGCCGGCAACGAGGCACCCCACCCCATACCGCCCCTGCTGCGGGCCGTCCGGTTCCCGAACCCGGCGGTGCGCAACCCCTACGAGCACGCCGCTCATCAGCTGTTCATCCACGCCAAGCTGGAGACCAAGGTGACCTATGGCTGACACACACCACGTACCAGAGGCGGTGCTGGATAAGCACCGCAGCATCAACACCGACGACGATTGGTGGGAATGCACCATCGAGCAGTTTGTCGAGGACATGAAGCAGAAGGGTATCGACACGGACGCCAAGCAGGTGTCCTTCCGTGGGTTCTGGAGCCAGGGCGACGGCGCCAGCTTCACCGGCAGCCTCAACCTCACCAGGTTCTTCGCTGCCCACCCGGATCTGCTCGAGAGCTTCCCGCACCACAAGCGGATGCTGGACCTGGGCGGGTACGACGACTTCTCCATCGAGGTCGGCCGCAACTCCAGCGTGTACTACCACGAGCACACCATGAGCCTCACGATTATGTACGGCGTGGACCTGGATACCTGCTTCGACCGGGACACCGCGCTCGGAGAGTGGGCGTTCCAGGACCTGGACAAAGGGCTGGATGCGGAGATCCTGGAGTTCGAAGAAGCGGTGCTTGACCTCATGCGGGACTACGCCCGCGAGCTCTATCGCTCGCTGCGAGAGGAGTACGAGGGTCTTACCAGCGACGAAGCAGTGGCCGAAGCGATCGAGGCCAACGAGCTGTGGTCCCCCGACGAAGACGAGGAGACAGCATGACGGTCATCGCCAAGAAGCTCAGGTGATGGACCGGCGCGAGTTCGTCAAAGCGGTGATCCTGCGCGGCAAGATCGGGCCGGCCGAGGTGAACCTCACCCCGAAGCGTGCCAGGTTCCAGCCGGCCCGGCCGCACGACGAGAGCTACATGCGCGGCTGGCACCAAGTCGGACAGCGCGTAGGGAGGGAGCGGTGACGGTCTACAACACGAGCGGCTTGGCCGGCATCCCGGGCGGCCGGCTGGAACCTGTGACAATTAGGAGGCCATAGTATGGCGAGCACACCGGAGATTTTTTCACGAGGCGGCCAGCGCGCCGCGATCCAGGCCGGCAAGGAACGGGCGCCGGGCCTGCCGACTAATCCGCGCAAGGCGGCGAGCTCGATCCGGTACTGGTCCGGGTGCGCCAAGCGAGCGCTTGCGGAAGCGGCGAGGCGCGGAGCACGGTAACGATGAGGTGAACGGCGATGCCAACAGCACAAAAGGAATGACGGCTGTAGCCTACGCTACGGAGAAAATGACTATGAGTGAGAAAGTATTTAACTGGGTAACTGAACAAATGGGCAAGGGTGAACGTGCTGGAAACTTTGCGCAGGATGTCACTGTGTGGAGCGAATACGCGGTACGCGCCGCCATCCTTCGTGCTCTGGCGCTTGCCGAGAACCGAACCCGCTACGGGTGCCACTGCGACCTTGAGCCGCACATGCAGCCTGACGGCTGCGTGATTGATGATGGCAGGCCACAGGACTGCATTTATGCCGCCGGAGCGGGCCGAAAAGAGCGCTGCGAATACTGGCGGATCGTGGTGCCCAACGAGGAGGTGAGCGACGATGATGTATGAGCAATGGAGGATCAGCTACCAAAGCTCCGAGCAAGCGGCACGGGCTGCCTTCAAGGCTTGGCAGGAAGCGTCCGCTGCACCGGCTGGTTATGCCGACCGGCTTGCTATATGGCTAAAGTGTCTTATTAGGCACAACTGGTTGTATGACGGGCCGGGGCCAAGAAACGGTCAATGGCACAGGGAATGTCAGAGGTGCGGGAAACGCCAGCACGCTAGATACGACATGATGTACGGTTCAACCGATTGGCATGACGATTGAGGTGAGCGGCGATGACTACCTGTAACCATCTTTGGAGATCCATAGACTCTACCAGAGCACAATGCGCGAAGTGCGGCGAGATTCAGTCGTCCGCTCCACCGGCTGGTTCAACGCTTCCAGGGCTGACCGAGGACGAGCAAAAGGACTTTCGCCTGCTCGGGATGAAGCCGCTGGGCCAATGCAGTCTCGACGACTGGGAGCGCTATATGGAGCTGTCGCAGAAGGCCCTCGATGGGCTCATTGAGCAAGTCAAACTCCGGACACGGATTGACTCATAACGACGAGGCGAGGAGATGAAAATGAAAGATTGGGAGAAGCAGGCGCGACAGCAGTCACGCCGTGAGTGGGAGCAAGATATGCGAGGCCTTCACCATGCCCGCTGGACCGACCCAAGTGGTCGTGGATGGTGGGCCTGGGTTGTTCTCCTGGTCCTTGTGCTTCTTGGGGGCTTTGGTAGCAGCATTATTTCGGTCTTCCTCGGAGGCTAACCATGGACGTCCGGACGCCCCTGCGGCGAGTGCACTACTTGAGGAGACAATCAATGGCAAGTGCTGAGAGTGACCTGCGCCACATCCACGTCAAGTGCGCCCTGCGCCGAGCGTTGGACCACCTCGAGAGGCGCGAGTGGTTCGAGGTGGTGTCCGCCTGCCAGGAGGCAGAGATCGTTGCCCGGGCCGAGTACCAGGGCCAGGAACAGGAGAGGAAACGCGCGCGATGACACCGATCTTTCTCGACTACGAGACGTTCTGGGACGTCGGCTACACGCTGAGCAAGCTCACGCCCTTGGAGTACCTGACCGACGAGCGCTTCGAGCTGCAGACCTGCTCGACCATCGTCGGTAGGGGCGAGCCCGTGTTCACCGTGGGGTTCGACGAGACCGCCGAGTACCTGCGATCGCTGGACATGAGCGACGCCATTGTCGTGGCCCACAACGGCAATGAGTTCGACCACATGATCTCCCACTGGATGATCGGGCTCCGGCCCCGGATGTGGGGCGACACGCTGGCGATGGCCCGGCCCCACCACGCCAAGAACCCCGGGCTCAGCCTGGCCAAGCTGGCCGACCACTTCGGGCTGCGAACAAAGGGGTCGCTGGACTTCGTCAACCTCAAGGGGGTGCGGCTGGAGGATTTCACCGCCGCCGATCTGATGAAGATGAAGGCCTACAACGACCTCGACGCCTTCATTCTGCGGGACCTGTTCCCGCTCCTGCTGCGCAAGACCCCGCCCGACGAGATGCGCCTGATCGACGAGACGGCGCGCATGATCCTCGAGCCTCAGTTCGACGCCGACACCGACCTGCTGCGCCGTGGGCTCAAGGCCGAGCGGGTGCGCAAGAAGCGCCAGCTCCAGCGCCTCGCCGAGCTGCTGGACACACGGCGCACCGACGAAGACTGGGAGGTGTGCGTACGCGCCACCTGCAGCTCGCAGGCGAAGTTCAAGGCGCTTCTCACGGAGCTTGGTGTCGAGTGCCCCATGAAGCCAAGCCCGAGCGACCCCGCGAAGCGGATCCCGGCCCTGGCCAAGACCGACGAGGGCATGGCCGCGCTGCTGGAGCACGAGGACGAGGTGGTGCGGGCGGCGGCCGAGGCCCGGCTGGGGGTGAAGTCGACCCAGCTGGAGACCCGGATCGTGCGGTTCCTCGACGCTGCCGAGCGCTGCGACGGGAAGCTGCCGGTGCCACTGCGTTACGCCGGGGCGGACACCACCCTGCGTTTCAGCGGCACCTTCGCGCTGAACATGCAGAACCTCCCGCGGATCGGCAAGAAGCCGAAGATCTCCGACGTGCTGCGCTACAGCCTGCAGGCGCCGGAGGGGTACGTGGTGTGCGTGGCGGACCTCTCGGCCATCGAGCTGCGGGTGAACCACTTCCTGTGGAAGGTGGAGGACACCATAGCCCGGTTCGACGCCGACCCGCAGGCGGACGTCTACAAGAGCTTCGCAGCAGAGGAGCTCTACCACATCGCCGAGGAGCTCATCAGCAAGCTGCAGAGGTTCGTCGCGAAGGTGGCCCAGCTGCAGCTCGGCTACTACTCTGGGTGGCCCAAGCTGCAGGCAGCGGCGCGGATCATGTCCGACGGCGACGTGCTGCTCGAGGACCAGGAGGCCCGGCGGATCGTCGACGCGTGGCGGGCGAAGTACAATCGGATCGTGGACGGGTGGCGGCGCCTGGGCGAGGCCCTGGAGTTCATGCACGACGGCAACGGGCTGTTCCCGATCGACGAGTGGGGGCTGTGCATCGCCTCCAAGCACGGCATCAAGACGCCCAAGGCCCTGCTGACCTACCCGCAGCTCCACCAGAGGGACGTGGAGCGGTTCGGGCGCATGCAGCCGCAGTGGTTCTACAAGTCGAGTCGCGGGATGAAGGCCGTGCACGGCGGGGTGCTGTGCGAGAACATCAGCCAGCACCTGGCCGGCCAGGTGATGAAGGACGCCATCGTGCGCTTCAGCGCCACCGGCATCCCGGCGCGCTACTGCTACCGCCCGCACCTCGCCCACCAGGTGCACGACGAGATGATCTACGTGGCCAAGGCCAAGCACGCCGACCGGGTGCTGGCCGGGATGCAAGACGCCCTGCGCGCCCGCCCCGAGTGGTGGCCGGAGCTGGTGACCTGGTCCGAGGGAGGGTACGCGGACTGCTATGGGAAGGTGGACAAGTGACGGCCCACAAGTGGGCGCCTTATTACAGCCACACCCCCGAGGATCTGTTCCGCGGGGCCCGGCGGCGCTGCACAAAGTGTGGTGCCATACAGGAGCGCGTCGCCGACCACGCTTGGGGTCGAGTGGTGGCCCGGCGCTGGTCTCCGCCGGCGGGGCGATGTAAGGGCAAGTGAGCATCCTTGAATACCTGCGCGTGATCCCGCGCCGGTGCAACGGCCACAAGGGCAATCGGGTGTGCCTGCACCAGCACGAGCTGTTCCACGTGGAGCCGGAGCCCCATCAGCTGGCGCTGCTGTAGGTGACGCAGCGATCACGCCCCGATAGAATAGGCAATGTCCAACAACAACTAGGAGAGGTTTATGAGCAAGCCCGTAGCCTGGAGCTACTCTGTCCTGAGCAGCTTCGAGACGTGCCCCCGTCGCCACCACGAGACCCGTGTGGCCAAGACCACCCCCGACCCCATGGGCATCGACGCTCTGCTCGGGATCGACAGCCACAAGGCCCTGGAGCTGCGGGCGCGGGACAACATGCCGCTGCCCCAGGTCATCACGTCCCGCACCCCCGACGGGCTCAAGACCGGCAAGATGTCCACCGAGGGGTGGGAGGCCTACGTCCGCAGGATCTGCGCCGCCCCCGGGCAGCTCATCACGGAGACGCAGGTCGCCCTCAACAAGAACCTGCAGCCGGTGAAGTGGTTCGGCAAGGACGTCTGGGTCCGGGGCGTGATCGACATCGGGAAGATCCTGGGCAACAAGGGCATGTTCTGGGACTGGAAGACCGGCAAGCGCAAAGAGGACACCGACCAGCTCAAGCTGTTCGCCGCGCTCGGGTTCGCCAAGTGGCCGCAGCTCGAGCACATCCGCACGGGGTACCTGTGGCTGCCGGCGAAGAAGCTCGATCAGGAGTCGTTCAGCCGGGCCGACGTGCCCAGCATCTGGGACGCGTTCCTGCCCCGGGTACGCCGCCTGGAGCACGCGCATGCCGAGAACAAGTGGCCGGAGAAGCCGAGCGGGTTGTGCAAGAAATGGTGCCCGGTCCACCACTGCCAGTACAACGGGCAGTTCAGGGGGTAGCCCCTCACCACCACGACTGGAGAAGACTATGTACGCACGAATCTTGCTGAAGCCGAACTACCTCATGATGTTCGGCGAGCGGGGGTATCTGGCAGAGGTGCTTCGTGTCCTGAACGTGGACCAACGAGGCCGCGTCGCGATGGAGGTCTTCATCGAACCGTCCTCCATTGAGGCGGTCAGGACGTATGCTTCCTCGTTTACTCCGCTGCGGAAGGTGCAAGACCCGGTCGAGCGTGATCGCTTTACGCTGGTCACCGAAGACGACTTCCGCGCTGCGCTCATGCGGGTCGAAAACGCAGAGGCGGCTGCCCGACAGGCCCTCACTGCTTGCGAGGAGGCGCTGTCTTGTATGCAGGAGTTGGTCGACACGCAGGGCCGCAGTGGCCACTCCTGAAGGACGGGTCAAGGCCGCGGTCAAGCGGTGGCTCACGGCCCGGGGTGTCTACTACTACATGCCGGTGCAGAACGGCATGGGCCAGTCGGGCATCCCGGACTTCATGTGCTGCTTCCCCTGGCTGAACGGGCGCATGGTGGCAATCGAGACCAAGGCGCCGGGCAAGCGGGGATCCACTACCCCCAACCAGGATCGCGAGATCCGCAAGATCAACAAAGCCGGTGGGGTGGCCGTCGTCATCGACGATGTGTGCCAGCTCGACGAGCTGTTTGGGAGGGACGATGATCGTTAAACCCCAGTTCCGCAAGCTGCTGATGCGCCTGCGGGACCCGCTCCGAGTGGTCGGCTTCGTGCCGCAAGCCAAGGTGGTGCAGTACCGGGGCCGAGCGCTCACCGTCGTACCGTTCGAGATCGACGTCGTGAAGGTGCTGCGCAACCTGGGCATCGAGCCACCGAGCCCCATCGAGCACTACTACGACTGGCCCATCCGCCCGGGCTGGACGCCGATGCGCCACCAGATCGCCACGGCTGCCTTCTTGAGCGAGCACACCCGAGCCTACTGCCTGAACGACCTGGGCACGGCGAAGACGCTGTCCGCCCTGTGGGCCTTCGACTACCTGCGCCAGGAAGGCAAGGTGCAGCGCGCCCTGGTGGTGGCCCCGCTGTCCACCTGTGAGCGCACGTGGGGAGACGAGGTGTTCGCGCACTTCCCCCATCTCTCGTTTGCCGTGCTCCACGGCACCAAGAAGAAACGCCTGCAGCTGCTGGACACGGACCCCCAGGTGGCGATCATCAACCACGACGGCATCAAGACCATCAGCAAGCACCTGGTGCGCCGCCAGTACGACGTGGTGATCATCGACGAGCTCTCTCAGGCGGCGCGCAACGTCGGCACCGACCGGTGGAAGGCACTCAACAGCCTCGTGCACGGCCGCCCCTACGCCTGGGGCCTGACCGGCACGCCGATCCCCAACAGCCCCATGGATGCGTGGGCCCAGTGCCGGCTACTGACGCCGAACAGCGTGCCGGGCTACGCCTCGCACTTTCGCTCGAAGGTGATGAACCAGGTCACCACGTACAAGTGGGTCCCCAAGCCGGATGCGGTGGACACGGTGTTCGCTGCCATGCAGCCGGGGATCCGGTTCAAGCGCACCGACGTGATCGACCTGCCGCCGGTGATGTACGAGGAGCGCGAGTGTGACCTGACCCCGGACCAGAAGCGCGCCTACAAGGAGATGTGGGACCGCTCCTACACCGAGCACAAAGGTGAGGGGATCAGCGCCGCCAACGAGGGTGTGCGCGTCACCAAGCTGGTACAGATCTGCTGTGGCGCAGCGATCGGCGACGACACTCAGGTGACGTTCCCGCCCAAGCCACGCCTCCTCACGCTGCTACAGACGGTCGAGGAGGCGCCGGCCAAGGTGATCGTGTTCGTGCCCTACCGCGCTCCTCTGGAGCTGATCAACCACGTTCTCAGTAAGCGCTACTCGACGGCGGTGATCCACGGTGGTATCACTAAGACGGCTCGCGACCTGATCTTCCACAAGTTCCAGAAGGAGCCCGACCCGCGGGTCCTGGTGGCGCAGCCGGCGGCGATGTCGCACGGGCTCACGCTGACTGAGGCGAACATCATCGTGTGGTTCGCGCCGCCGAACAACGCTGAGACATATCAACAGGCTAACGGCCGGATCTCGAGGCCGAGTCAGAAACGAAACCAGCTCATCATCCACCTCCACGGCACCCGCCTGGAGCGCCGGATGTTCGAGCGGCTCAAAGAAAAGGCCACGCTGCAGGGGGTGCTACTCGATATGTTCTAGTATAAGTGTTGACAAGAACGCAGCCATTGTTTACATTAACTCAACAACAGGAGGACGCTATGGCTGACGTAGAGCAGCTTACCACGGACCAGCTCATCGAGCGCTATGTCACGATCCGCGACGGCAAGGCCGAGCTGGAAGCGGCGCACAAGCAGAAGACGGCGCGCTTCAACCGCGCCATGGAGAAGATCGAGAACCTGCTGATGGCTCGGCTGGACGCCGAAGGCGAGGAGTCCAAGCGCACTCCTCACGGCACCTGCTACAAGGCGGTGCACACCCGAGCGAAGGTGTCGGACCGGGACGCGTTCCTGCACTTCGTCACCGAGCACGACGCCTGGGATTTCGTTGAATCCCGGGTCAACGGCAAGGCTGTTGAGAAGTACGTCGAGGAGCACGGCGACGTGCCCCCCGGCGTCAAGACCACGCGGTACGTCAAAGTCGGCGTCCGCCGCGCAACCACTGGAGAGTGAAACCCATGAGCAACATCGTACCTTTCAATCAGGCCGATAACCTGCCCGCCCACCTGCGCCAGCGCAAGGGCAACACCGGCGCCCTGACCCAGGGCGTGGGGCCCGGGTTCGCCCGCATGTCCATCAAGGGCAAGGTCTGGGCCGTCGTCCACGGTGACGAGCGCAACGTGGTGATGAACCCGAAGGACCCGGAGAGCCCGGCGACGTACCTCGGCGCGGTCATCGTGGCGGCGAGCCCCCACCTGTCCCGCACCTACTTCAAGAAGGGCTTCGAGGAGAACGTGGCGGCGACCCAGCCCGACTGCGCCTCGCTGGATGGGGTCAAGCCGGACCCGGGGGTTCCGGACAAACAGGCCGAGTCCTGCGCCGCCTGCCCCCACGCCGCCTACGGCACCGGGGCGAACGGCAAGGGGTTCCGCTGCGCCAACCACCGGCGTCTGGCGATCGCCAAGCCCGGCGACTACAACGAGGAGGACCTGATGCTGCTGAACGTCCCCGGAGGCTCGCTGAAGAACCTCCGCGGCTTCGCCGAGCAGCTGGACAAGCGCCAGGTGGACTACGACATGGTGCTGACCCGCCTCAGCTTCGATGCGGAGGAGGCCACGCCGAAGCTCGTCTTCACCCCGGTCGGCTACCTGCCCGAGGACCACTACCAGCAGGTGCAGAAGCTGGCCGACAGCGCGATGGTGAAGCAGATCCTGGGCACGCCCGAAGCGGAGGTCCTGGGTACGGCCGGCGCGGAGAAGAAGGCTGCGGAGAAGAAGGCCGCTGCGGAGAAGAAGGCCGCTGCGGAGAAGAAGGCCGCCGAGGAGAAGGCTGCGGCTGAAGCGGCCTCCAGCAAGGAGCAGGCGACGGGCGGCGACGGGCTGGCCGACGATCTGGACGCCATGCTGGCGGACTTCGACGACTGACGGCTGATACCACGGCAACCCCGGGGCCCGGCTGCGGCTGGGCCCCTTAACCGAGGCCACCACACAATGAGCTTTGACAGAAACACTGCCATCAGAGCGGGGGTGAAGGCGAAGCACGTCGCCCGCCTGCTCGGCGTCAGTCGGTTCACGGCCAACAACTGGCTGTCCGGCCGCCGACAACCGCACGACCTGATCCACCGGCGGGTGGACCTGTTCGAGGAAGCCCTGAAAGAAGCCATCGCCGCAGGGGAGCTGCCCATCACGGACGACGACATGCTCCCCGAGGAGCGTTCCGTGGAGCTGATGCGTATCCTGCGCACCCACATGGAGAAACTCCGCGAGTCCTGAGAACGCAGCGATGGAAGCCCAACGTTATGAGAACAAACGATTTTCTACGGGCTGTATTGCCTACCGAAGGCGTGTATTTCGCTGCCTCGTGGACGAAAGACGAGCGCTATCCGAAAGGGGGGTATTTCCACAACGTGCCGTGCAGCACGATCGAGGAGGTAGCGCTGCAAGCCAAGGCCCTGGCGAGCGCCGGCCAGGATGCCTACTTCGCTATGGCGTCTTTCCTCGAGGATTCCTACTGGGATCCGGTTCGCAAGAAGTTCCGCAGCCGCACCCAGGACAACGCGCAGTGGGTCAAGTCCGCGTGGCTCGACCTCGACTGCGGAGAGCAGAAGGCCGCCAAAGGGCGCGGCTACCGGACGCAGGCCGAGGCCGTGAAGGCGTTGAAGGTGTTCCTGAAGGACACCGCGCTGCCTTCTCCGACGCTGCTGGTCAACTCGGGCAACGGGATCCACGCCTACTGGGTGTTCACTCAGCCGGTGAAGGCCCAACTGTGGACCAAGGTTGCGCGGATGTTCAAGGCCGTGCTCGCCGAGATGAAGGTGTACGCCGACCCGATGCGCACGGCAGACGCCGCCAGCGTGCTGCGCCCGCCGGGCACCTCGAACCTGAAGGACCCGGACAACCCCAAGGAGGTGCGCGTGCTGCGCGAGGGGGCCCAGGTTGGCTTCAAGACGTGGGCGACCCGGCTGCGGGATCTGTCCACTCAGCTGCGCGTGTCCGTGCCCGGGAGCAAGCCCGCCGCCCGCAGCAAGAACTCGGCCCTCAGCGGCGGCAATCCGCAGCACAAGCCGAGCGACGCCGAGAAGCTGGCAACCCTGTGCCCGACGGTCGGCGCCATGCAAGACTCGGAGGGCGCTGATCAGCAGGAGCCTCTGTGGTATGCCTGCCTGGGCGTGCTGGCGTTCACCGAGCAGAGCGACGAGATCTGCCACGCGTGGTCGAAAGGCCACGAGGGGTACAGCTACGAGGCGTGTCAGGAGAAGATCGAGGCACGGCGCGCGACCGGCTTCGGCCCGACCACCTGCGATTACATACGCCAGCTCGAAGGCTCGCTGTGCGCCAACTGCGTGCAGAAGTGCACCTCACCGATCGTACTCGGCCACCCGGACGCGACCCACGCAGTGCGCGAGACGGTCGAGGTGTCGGGTGGCGCCGCTATCGACGTCGGGATCCCGGCCATGCCCGAGGGGATGGAGGACTACGTGTTCGACCCGGAGCGCGGCGGGCTGTACGTGTGGACCGAAGACAAGGAAGGCCGGCGCTACCAGCAGCGGCTGTGCTCGGCCTTCCCCACGATCGCCTACCTGTACGTGGACACCGACGGCGAGCACTACGCCCACCTGCGTACCCGCACCCGCCCCGGTGTGTGGGAGGAAAGCGACATCAAGGCCTCGGCCCTGGCCCAGGGGGGCTACGCGCTGGCCAGCGCGCTGGGGGGTAAGGCCGGGCTCGTGGCCCGCAACCAGAAGGGAGTGACAGAGTTCATGCAAACGTGGTTCGACCGTCACCGACAGAACCAGGACCTGCAGGTCATGCGCCGGCAGATGGGGTGGCACGCGGACGGGACCTTCGTGCTCGGGTACCGCTCCTACACGGCCGACGGCGAGGTGCTGGGGTGTACGCTCAGCAAGGAGCTGCACGAATACAGCAGCGCGCACGAGCCGGGCGGCAGCCGCGACGAGCAGGTCCGCCTGCTCGACCTGCTCTACAATCGACCGTTCTACGAGTGCTATCAGTTCGTGCTGGCCGCGAGCCTGGGCTCGGCCCTGATCCCGCTGATCCACGACGAGCCCGTGGGCGTGCCCATCAGCCTGTGGGAGAAGGACGGGGGACGGGGCAAGACCACGGCGTGCCGCCTCGCCATCGGCCTGTGGGGGGACCACCGGGGCAACGCCCAGGTGGCTCATGCGGAGAACATCACCGAGTACGCCATGTACATCATGGCCGGGATGCGCCGGCACCTGCCGGTGCTGCTCGACGAGACCACCCGGTGGGACCCAAAGCACATCGCCAAGTTCGCCTACGTCTACTCCTCGGGGGTGTCGAGGATCCAGGGCAAGGCCGAGGGCGGGCTGCGCGACAACAGCACCCGCAACTGGCAGAACTTCCTCCTGCTCACCGGCAACTCCAGCCTGGTCACCAAGATGGACAGCTCGATCCCGGGCTGTGGGCCGCAGGTGGCGCGCGTGTTCGAGGTGGAGATCAAGCTGCGCAAGGAGGATCTGCGCAAGGAGGACCGAGAGCTGGTGCGCGAGCTGAGCAACCACTACGGCCACATCGGCACCGAGTTCATCAAATACGTGGTGCCGCGGGCGCAGAAGGTGAAGCAGTTCACTAACGCCATTTACAAGCACCTGCAGGATACCGTGGACGACTCGGCCGACGCCCGCTACTGGCTGATGACCGCGGCCTGCGCGATCGCCGCCAACCGCATCGCCTCCTCGCTCGGGCTGTTCCGCTGGCAGCGCGAGCCACTCGAGCAGTGGATCTCCGACCACGTGCGGGCCTTGCGCGGGGTGTCGAACGATATGGTCGAGGACCCGGGGGAGCTGCTCTCCAAGATGTTCAACGATCTGCGCACCGGGTTCCTGGTCACCGACGTCTTCGGCGGCTACAGCCAACGGGCCATGATCGACCCGCACTTCCCCCCGCCCCGGAACCAGGAGTTCACCGGCAGGTTCATCACCAAGCACCGCGAGCTCTACATCCCGATACGCGTGCTCAAGCGCTGGTGCTCGGACCAGAACATTCCCTACAAGCACCTGCAGACGATGCTGCAGCAAGGTGGGTGGCTGGCCGATAAGAGCACGAAGAAGTCCCTCACCGTCGGCACCAAGCTCGGCAACATCGGCCAGACCCGGTGCTGGAAGCTGGTGTTCCAGCCCGACGACGACCTCGAGCTGGTGCCCGACGATCACTCGCACTAGGAGAACCACGATGAGCAACGACAACCGCATCACCGAGGAGCACGTCCACGAGACCGTGCTCACCGAGCTTTACCACGTGTTCCCGGGCACCACGCAGACGGTGTGCTGCCTGACCCTGAAGAACGGCTTCACGGTCGTCGGCGAGAGCGCGTGCGTGGACCCGAACAACTTCGATGCGCAGCTCGGGCGGCAGTACGCCCGAGAAGATGCCATGCGCAAGGTCTGGGAGCTGGAAGGCTACCTGCTGCAGCAGCGCATGCACGAAGGGAAGGCCGCGGCGCCGAGCAACGAGGACGTCGAGGCCCTGGTCGACGATCTGACCAGCTGAGAAAGAGAGGGCCCCGGAGTGCGGGGCCCAAAACCACCAGAGGAGGAACCACTATGCGTGACAGGCACATCATGCTCGACTTGGAAACGCTTGACAAGAGGCCGTCGGCGGTGATCGTGGCCATCGGCGCCGTGCTGTTCGACCGAGACGGGGTCCACGGCGAGTTCTACGCCGGCGTCGACATCGACAGCTGCTTGGATCTCGGGATGACTGTGAGCGGGGACACCATCTTGTGGTGGTTGGAGCAGGCGCAGGCGGCGCGAGAGGCGCTCTACGCACCCGCGAAAACCCCGTGTCACCTGCACTTCGTTCTGGAGGACTTCAGAGTGTGGGCTGGCACGGGGTCGTTGGTGTGGGGCAACGGCGCGGCTTTCGACAACGTGATTCTGGAGGCGGCCTACCGCCGGACGCTCCGGCCCCCGCCGTGGGACTTCTGGAATAACCGCTGCTACCGCACCGTCAGGAACGCCTACCCGAGCGTGGCCCGCCACACCCCAGCGATCGCTCACCACGCGCTCTACGACGCCCACGCACAGGCGACCCACCTGATCGAGATCCAGCAGAGTTATCCGGAGGCGCAGATCCTGTGAGCACTCTCAGACCCATGCGCGGGGTGGCCCCGGCCGGCCCGCTAACTCACTGGCCCTACCTGGCCTCGCCGAAGATCGACGGCATGCGGGCCCTGGTCCGGGATGGTGTGGTGCTGAGCAAAACGCTCAAGCCGATCCCAAACCAGCTGGTGCAGCGCACGTTCGGCCACCTCCACGGGGCCGACGGTGAGCTGACGGTGGGCCTGCCTCGTAAGACGCACGAGGACGACGACGTGTTCGGCCGCAGCCGCGGGCCGATCATGGCTCGCAGTGCCATAGCGGACTTCCGCTTCAGCATCTTCGACCGCTGGGACCTGCCCGAGGCCAACGCCGGCTACCGCGTGAGCCGGCTGGTCGAAGGCGTGCCGGAGACCCAGGGCGCCTTGTGGCTCAACCACGTGCTGGTGCACAGTCAGCAGGATCTCCGCGTCGTCTACCAGCGCTGCCTCGACCTGGGGTTCGAGGGCGTGATGCTGCGGCGCCTGCCGGGCACCTACAAGTACGGCCAGTCTACTGAGCGCGAGGGGTTCCTGCTGAAGTTCAAGCCGTTCGTGGACAGCGAGGCGGTGGTGCTTGGCACCTACGAGCAGACGGCCAACACCAACCCGGCGACGCTCGGCGCCGACGGCTACACCAAACGGTCCTCGGCCAAGGCCGGCAAGCGCGGCAAGAACACCCTGGGTGGGTACCACGTGCGCGACATCCACACCGGGGTGGAGTTCGACATCGGCAACGGTGTCGGCCTGACCAAGGCTGAGCGCCAGCGGCTGTGGAAGGTCCGCCACCACCTGGTCGGGCAGATCATGACCTACACCTACCAGGAGGACGGCACCAAGGACCGCCCGCGGATCCCGCAGTTCAAGGGTTGGCGGGCCGCCATCGACATCAGCGAACTGGGGGAGGAGTGATGAAGGCTCACCTCGTTGCAGAGGCGACGAAGAAGCTACGCGACCTCTATCGAGCGCCGGACACAGACCGTAGCGAGATCCAGCTGCGAGCGGGGGACTTCCTCGACGAGCTCCTCAAAGCCATCATGGTCTCGGTGAAGTTTCAGATCCCCTGGAGCACCATCCAAGGGATGGAGGTTGAAGACGAGTGGATTCCACTCCCGTTTAAGTATTGCTACTTTGAACTCCTCGGGTACGAGGGGGAAAATCTGATGGCAGTAGTCGCGTACCAGGTGGACGACGACACGATAGGGCTCTACCCGTTCAGCGGGAAGACACGCGACCCGCACGGGCTCGACTATAGCCCTCAAGGGTGGACCGCTGCCGTATACAAAGACGCCGACGGCAAGCCCTACTACGACTACAGAAACACGTTCGAGGATATAGTCGAAGAGGCGGAAGGCTCTAAGGGAGGAGACGACGCAAAGGCGGCTGATTTCTTGGTCTGGATGGTTCGAGCGACCTGCGCCCTGCTTGCGTGCTCCAACATCGAATACGAAGACAACGCACCGCCCGAGCGTTTGAACAAAAAGCGAACACGTCGTGACAAGGTGCCCCTGTTCACCTATAAAACGCTCGTGCTTCGCCAGAACGAGAAAAGGCATGCTCACTCCAACGAACACTCAGACCGCAGCGGGCCGCGCCTCCACCTCCGGCGGGGACATATCAGGCGGTGCGCCAGCGGCAAGCGCGCGTGGGTGTCCCCGTGTATAGTCGGGGACAACGAACGCGGTTTCGTCCACAAAGGCTACTTGGTGAGGAGAGGAAACTCATGACCACCCAGGAAGTGATCGACTGCATCAACCGCTTTTTCAGTGACAAGTCCCGCACGGCCGCCGAGACCCGGGAGGGGCTCGAGGAGATCTTGGCCGAGGTGGAGTCCATGTGCGACGCGCTCGCGGAGGAGGGGTGATGACGAAGTACTTTGGCTCGGCTCGCGGAGCTGACCACATGAAGGTCGGGGTGACGGTCCGGAACCCCGCGCCTCTGGAGCGCGAGATTCGCGCAGTGTGCCAGGAGCTGGCCGACTTCCTGGTGGAGAAGAACCGCGCCTACGGCAACAGCGCGGCCGAGCCGGCGGGCGTTTTCGCCAAGCGCCTCGACCCCCTAGCACAGATCGACGTGCGCATCGACGACAAGCTCAGCCGCCTGGCCAAGGGCAGCGAGTACCCTGGCGACGACACGGTGAAAGACCTGGCCGGGTACCTGATCCTGCGCATGGTGGTCTCCGGGCAGCAGCCGGAAGACGGACCGTGGTGAGCGGCGTCTCGGAGTGCGCCGGAACCCGGCCTCCTCCTTCGCATCCTGCAGCTCCTTCCACTCCTTGCGCAGCCGCCGCTCGGCGGCCCGGTCTCCCTCCCTGCGCGCCTCCGTGAACGCCTTCTTCAAGTCTGACGTCCGCCGGCTGTAGTGATCCTCGTAGCTCTGCAGCTGGCGCTGGCGCTCGAAGCGGCGCTGCTGCGACGGCGCGCTGAGCCCCACCCCCGCCTGCAACACGTTCCACAGGCCGATCTCCTCGGGCGTGAGCACCTGGTCTCCGTTGTAGGTGGTGTCGCCCTCGACCGCCAGGCGCCCGGCGGTGAGCGCGCTTCTCAGGCCGTTGGGCAGCACCTGCTCCATGGCCCGGTAGTAGTCTCCCTCCGCAACTCGACTCATCCCACCCCACACCACCTTCTTGCCAAGCGAGGCCGACGGGCCCAGGGCCCCGGCCAGCAGCTTGTCGTAGCTGTCGTAGTCGCGCACATCGGCACGGATGTAGGGCAGCAGGCTGACCACGTTCTGGGCCCCCAGTCGGCTGGTGAGGTTCATGTCGAACAGCGTCGGCAGGCCGTTGAGCACCACGTCGGTGATCTCCGGCGACAGCCCGATGTTGTCTGCCGCCTTGCGGAAACGCAGCACCTGCGCATCTTTGTCCCAGGGCTCGTCATCATCACCGAACAAGCTGCCGGCCACCCCCAGGGCGCTCTGCATGAACGCCATCCCCGGCAGCCCCAGGCCCCCGGCCAGGGCCGCGTAGTGCCCGAGGGTGTAGAGCAGGGACATCCGTGCTACGTGGCGCACGTCGGCGCTCTCGCCGCTGAGCGCGTCGTCGACCAAGCGCGCCAGGTAGAACAGCTGGATCAGCTGGAACTTGCGGAACTGGAACAGCGCTTTGGCCCCGGGGATGAACTTCGGCGAGATGAACTTCGGGGTGTTCACCCCGTCGTAGTCGCCGTGGGTCACGTCGATGACCTTGCGCGCGTAGTTGATGGCGTGGTCCTCAGCCATGCGCTTGCCACCGTACTTGGCGTCCGGCTGCTGCGTGCCCAGCCGGTAGGCGGCGATGCCGGTGACCACGCGGTTGAGCGTCTCCACCTTCGCCGGCAGCCGGCGCACGGTGCGGTCGAAGATCCGCTGCCCCTGCGAGAGCGGCCCCTCGCCGGTGTCCGCCACCTGCCCGAGCTCCAGGTCCATGGTGATGTTGATCGCGCCGGAGTCGAGCAGGCGCTCAACTACGTGGCGCACGTCCTCGGGCACCTTGGAGGTGTCGAAGTGCTCGAAGGCCCCGGCCGAGGTCACCATGTCCTTGACGTCGCGGTAGGCGCGCAGCACCTCGCGCTGCGTCGTGGCGTAGCCGAAGCGCCCCGCCATGTAGGGCACCGACATCATCCCCACCTGCGTCATGTTCTGCAGGTAGTAGGCTGGCGAGAACAGCAAGTACCAGGCCGAGGAGACCGCGGCCAGCCGGTCGGAGACGGGCGTGGGGCGGTAGTCCATGGACTTGCCCCAGTGCCAGTACAGCCCGTTGACCAGCCGGGTCAGCTCGTCGCGGTTCACCCCGGCGGCCATGCGCCCCTTCGGGTTCTCGACGAAGCCGGCGATGTTGTTGACCGCGTCGTTGGTAGCGGAGAGGTGCTTGAGGTTGGCGATGTAGTGGGCGTTGGCTCGGCCCTGAACCACGAACGAGCGGATCATGTCCTGGTCGGCGCCGCGGATGTCCCGGGAGTGCTGCGCCGCCTGGCGCGCGTGGCTCTCCGTCATCACCTGCAGCGCCAGGTCCTCGGCCATGTTGAGCAGCTGCTTGGCACGCTCGGAGCCGTCGTCGGCCATGCCGGCGATGTAGGAGCGCAGTCGGTCCACCTCATGCAGCCCCACCACAGGGTTCTCACGCCACTGGGCCTTCTCCCAGGAGTCGGTGTGGGTGAACTCCTTGCCCAGCTCCTGCACCCGCCGGGCAGCCTCCCACCGCGACTCGGCGAACTCCAGGGCGTAGTGCTTCGGATCCGCCCGCAGCTGCTCCACTTTCTTCCAGTCCTCAGCGTCCCGGGCTTGGCCCATCTCCGGAGAGTACGCCTGCACCACGAAGGCCCCCTGGCGCTTGAGCGGCATGTAGGGCCCCTCCAGCTCGACCAGCGTCTTGCCGAAGGCCTTCACTGCGGCCTCCCGGTCAGCCTCGATCTCCTTGCGCTCCTCGGCGTTCTTGGCCTGGGCCAGGCGCGCAGCGAAGGTGTCGGTGATCCGCCTGTTGATCAGGTCCTGGATCTCGCGGTAGTCGTCGTGCATGATCCGGTGCATGTCGCGGATCACCTGCTGAGCCTCCGGCGAGAACCGCTCGAAGCGCTTCTTCATGGCCGGGTCCACCACGGCGTTCAGCTTCCACGGCGGCGCGTAGCCCCAGGCCTTTTTCAGCCGGGAGTCCATGAGGAACAGGTTGATCGCCTTGCGCTCGTCCTTCTTGCCCTGCAGGTTGTAGGTTCGGTCGAGCACCTCGGTGACCACCTTCTCACGCTTCACCCGCTCGACCTTGGTGTCGGTGATCGCCTGCATCAGACGGCGCACGTGGGGCTCGAGCGCCGGGACCCTCTTGATGACGATGTCGCCCAGGTCCTTCAGGAACGCCAGCCCGATGTAGGTCTTCTGAACCGCCGAGCGTACCGTGTCAGTGAGCGCTCGCACCGGCGGGCGGTAGTCCTCGGGCAGCTTGTTGATGTTGGCCTCGACCGCGGCCTGCGCCTTGTCGGACACCGAGCGCCGGGCTGTCTGCTCGACGGCGTCCTCCTCAGCTTCGCTGAAGACGGTGTCGCTGTACCTGATGTCCGGGTTCTCCGGATCGTAGGTGCCTGCATTACCCGTGGCGCTCTTGACCTGCGTCGGGCGCAGCGGTACCCAGCTGTCCTCGCCCAGCCCCTCAACGCGGTTCGGGTAGACAAACCCGTCGTACCCCGCCTCCTCGATAACGTCGCGCACCTTGTCGACGAACTCGTTGTTGTGCGCTGTCATGTCAGTGCGGTACCCGCGCTGGTTGGGGTCGTAGTCTTGGGCGAGCTGCTCCAGCTTAGCGGCGCTCCGGTTGTCGCCCAGTCCTTTGAGCGTAGTAATCAGCGTGCGGGCCATCGCCCCGGCGTTGTGCCAGCGCCCGACGTCTGGAAGCGTCAGCGGGTTCTTAATGCTCAAGTACACCGGCATTACGTGGGAGTCTTCAGGGTAAGCCTGCCCCGCCGCGGTGTCCTCTGCGATGTGCTCCAACCGCGTGTTGGCCTGGTTCAGCGGGCCGAAGTGCGGCCACGGGCCATTTCCACGGAACGAGTCGAAGTCGGCGCGCGTCCCGTGGTAGAGCACCAACGGCTCGCCGTCCTCATCGACAACCTGGCTGCCTGCAAACCACCTATCGAAGGCGTTAGAGAAACGGTCGATGGCTGCAGCCATGCCGAAGCTGATCGACTCGTCGCCGCGCATCTCCACCGTCTCGGGGTCGGCCAGCTCGATATGCGCCGCGCCCAGGGCCAGGTCCACGAACTCCTGCGCCGAGAGCTGCTCCGACTTCAGCCCGAGCTTGCGCATCGCCCGCTGGAACGCCTGCCACACAGTTTGGAACCAGCGCGCCAGCGAGCCCTTCTGATCCTGCAGGGCGGTGGGGTCGACGCCGCGGTGCACCGCCTCCTCGATGAAATAGGCGACCACCTCGCGGTTGACCTTCTCCGGAGGCACCTGGGCCTGCTCGACCCGGCGCAGCGCGCCCTTGGCCGCCGCGGCCTCGACGCTGTCGTTGTCGGCCGTGGACCACTGCTGCACCTGCCGGGCAAGCCGGCGCTGCTGGGCCGCGGGGACCACGCTCTCCAGGCCGAGGTGGGTGCCCACCTCGTGCATGAACACCGACAGCTCCCGCCCGGCCGGGACGTGCTCCAGGATGAAGGTGGCGTGGCGCACGCCCTGGCGCGTATCCACCCAACCCATGGTGCGCAGCGTCTTGCTCCGCGTCTCGCTGTAGCCCTGGAGCTTCTTCGGATCCACCCCGTCGGCGATGGCATCGGCCGCCGTGTCGTAGATGTGCAGGCGCCAGTTGGACGGGCGGCCCAGCGCGCGCTTGACCACGCCCTCGAAGGTCGCCCGGTCGGTGGGGTTGCGCACCGCCGTGGCCGTGATCGCTTCGCGGGAGGTGCCGGTCGCCGGGCGGCCATCACTGAAAGCGGTGTCACTATCGTCAAACCTAGCGAAAGCGGACTTGACTTGGTTCTTCGTATCCCACACCACTACTTGCGGCTTACTCACGTATTGCGAAGATGTAACCCCCTCCCCCCCATCCAAGAGGTTCATCATAACCAGACCATCGTGCCCGCCTGCTCTAGCACGTCGTAGGGCGTTAGTAAACGTACCCGGGCGAACAACCTTCCCTCCGTAGTTTTCGACCAGAGGGTTGCTTAATCGAATAAAAACAGGAACAGAAGCAGGATTCGCGTCGACCCAGTCCCGCTTCTCTCTGTCATACACTTCACCAGCAACGGCGTATTGATTACTCAGCTCAGGGCGCGAAAAGAAAACAGCGTTTTCGTCTCTGTCTAGGCTAGGCACAAAGGGTTCCCCCCGGCTTAGCCAAGCGGCATCTTTCGTACCGTGCACTGCGCGAACAACAGCCGGAGTCCCCGTCTTCACTTCACTAATGTCGATAACGCGCTCAACTCCGCCCCACTCAGCGGCTTTCTGCTCAGCTACACCCTCCTCAGCCTCGCTGAACTGCGTATCGTCGTCGGGCGGCTTGGCTACTCGCCGGCGCTTCTTGGTGACGATTCGGGGAGCCTGCTGCTGCGCCACAGGACCTGGAACAGGTTCGCCCGCTCCAGCAGGTCCTTCGTCTGCGGGGCCTTCTGCGACAGGCTGTGCTGCAGCGCCGGGGGCGTCTCCGCGATCTTGCGGTTCGTCTGCCTTACGATTTCGGAGACGGATGTTGCCTGCTTCATACTCACCTCTCAGGGCCTCGGTGGCCTGCTGCACTGCTGCGGGGATGTCCCGCGGCGCCACGTCCTCCAGCGCCACGATGAAGTCGAGGATGCCGTCCTGCGCGCTCGGACGCAGGTCACCCCACGCTACGTCCTCGACTGCCTTGCGCCACAGGGCCTGCGCCTTGCGCTCGCGCTCGGCGACCCTGTCTGCGTTCGCCGCGGCAAGCGCCTCCTGCCGGATCCGCTCCTGCTCCGCGATGAGGCGCTGGTGCGCTTCTTCCTCGGGCGTGAGCGGCACTCTTGACTCCGCGTTCGTCCAAGTAAGCCTGCTGTGCCTCGGCTGCGGCGTGCCGGGGCGCCACAACCCCCTCGCTGCTCGCAGCGGCTACCGTCTCCTGGGCCTCCTGGGCCTCCTGGGCCTCCTGGGCCTCCTGGGCCTCCTGGGCCTCCTGGGCCTCATACGCCTCTTTGCGCCGGGCGTTGAGCTCCTTCTTCTCCTCAGCCGAGAGCTCGTTGACGCGCTTGACCTTGCGTTCTTCCAGGTACTTTCGCCGCACCTCGGCTGCGATGCGTTGCCTGGGCGTCACAGACTCCTCGTTCCCGTCGTGGCTGATGCCCTTGCGGATGCCGATGCCCGCGGCCTGGGCCTCAGCGGCGTCGATCGTCGACCCCTCAGTGCCCTCGCGCAGTTCCTGGGCCTGAGCCGCAAAAGAACTCAGGATGCCTTTGGCCTCGGGGTGGGCCCGGCGTAGCTTCTCCAACCCCCGAACCACCTCCCTCTTGGCCAGCTCCTGGTGGGCCGATTTGAGCATCCCGGCTTTCTTCAGGGCGCGGGCCACCGAAGGGTAGCTGTTGTGCTTTCCGAGGTGCCCTCCCTTGCGGCTGGCGCGGGCGTTTTTCTCGATCGCGATACCCGGCGTCTCCATGCCGAAGGTCAACCGCACCGCAGCCTCCTCCAGAGGTGTGATGTCGGGGGTGTTGCTGAGCAGATCCTGGGCGAGGCCCACAAACGCGTCACGCACTTCGGCCGTGTCCTCCAGAACAGGGGCCTCGTCCTCCGGAGTCTGCACAACAGCCGGGGGTTTGCGCTTCACCACGATCGTCTGCCGGGTCTCCGTGGCCGGGGTCTCCGTGGCCGGGGTCTCCGTGGCCGGGGTCTCCGTGGCCGGGGTCTCCTCCATGCCTAGCCGACGCTTGGCGTTTACCACCAGCTCGTCCATGGCCCGGGCGCTCTTACCGCGCCGCTTGTTGGCCTTGCTGTCGTAGTCCTTGAAGAACGCCCGCGCCTTGGCTTCGGCCTCCGGCGTGTCGTTGCTCAACGTCTGCAGCTTCTCGTAGAGATCCCGCACCGGCTTCATGGGGGTCGAGGGGTTGGTCTTGTTGACCGCGGCCGCCGCTCCTTCCTCGGAGAGCTCCTCCATCACGCGCTCGCTGACGGTCCTCACACGGGGCGGCAGCTTGCCGGTGGCCCGCCTGTGCAGGTCTTCGCCAACCGTGAGCTCACGCTCCACCTGCGTCTCGGGGTCGCGGAAGACTACGCCAGAAGGCTCGTTGTACGCCTGCTCGAAGGTGTCTTCGTAGCGCTTCTCAGCAGCGCGGCGCTGCTTCTCTGACAGCTCCTCGGGAACATCCAGCCCAGCAGCGAACTTGCGATGCGCAGCGTTGCGGAAATTAGTCGGCAGGCCCGCCATCAACTCCTCGGCCGTCGGCTCTGTGGGCGTCTGCTCAGGCTGCGGCTCGGGCAGGGCCCGGGGACTGAGCATCAGATTCATCGGCACCACCAGGCCCGCGCCGCCCAGGCCGCCAGCCGCGCCGGCAAAGATCGACTGGCGCTGCTCGCGCCAGAACTCCTCGGTGCCCAGCTCCTTGTTGGCGCCCAGGTACTCGAGCGGGTTCTGCAGCCCTTCCTCGGCACCCTCGGTCACCACGCTCAGACCGGTGAGCTTGCCGGCCCGGGCCAGCTTGCCACCGCGACGGCCGAACTCGGCCAGCTTCGCCGCTCCCGGGATCATCCGATCCAGCCCGGCCAGCCCATACAGGGCCAGGTCGCCCAGCCCCTCCACCGCGCCCGCGGCCAGCCCGTAGCCCCACACCTTGGGCAGACTCACCTCGCCGCCAGTGCGCGCAGCCTCCTCCACCGCTTCAGGGTAGATCTGGCCCAGCTCCTGGCCCGCCGAGTAGCCGCCGACGCCGGCCACGAAGCCGCGCTTGCCTACCTTCTCCGCGTACTCCTTGGCCGCCTCCTGGAAGCCTGCGTCCGTGAGCGTCTTGAGCCCCTTCTTGATCCCCTGCTTGGCGATGACCCGCCCCACCAGGCCCGCGCCCAGGCCGCCGACCAGCGAGGTCGCGCCCTTGGTGGCGTGGTACTGCAGCGCATCCACCCAGTCACCGACGCCGCCCTCCTCCACGAGGTGGTCGAACTCGTACTGCGGACGCTGGTTCGCCGCCACGTCGCGCATGTTGCGGCCGTAGACCTGCAAGCCCCAGTCGCGCACGCCTTCGAGCCCCACCGTGTCGCCGACCAGGGCCGCGGCCCCGCCGCCGAGCCCCTTCAGCTCGGACCAGGCGTCGCTCAGGGCGCGGCCGGTGTCGGAGATCTGCTCGATGTCGCCGAAACGCCGGGTGTAGCTCTGGCGCAGCGTGTCATCGTCGACCTGAGCTTCTGGGCGCGCGGCGCGGGCGCGCGTGGCCCAGGCCGAGAAGTCGTCCTCGTTCGGCCCGCCGCCGTAGTTCTCGCGATAGTAGTCTGCGAGCTTGCGGTCAGGGACGTTGGGGTTGCGCGGCTTGGCAGCCTGGATCCACTCGCCGAAAGAAGGGCGGGCCATCAGTACACCTCGCGGAACGGATCATCGACTTCGTCGGTGGCGCCCCCCAGCGGGCCTCTTGTAGTCCAGCGCCTGGCGCGCGAGATCCAGCTCATCACCCTCCAAGCCGAGCTTGCGCAGCTGCACGCCCAGCTGCTGCTCGTCATCGTAGGCCTGGTAGTCGCGATCATAGGCGGCGTCACGGCGGGCGCGCTCGGCCGCGATCGGGACCAGCCCGAGCCCGGCCTGCCCCAGGGCCAGCCGGTAGCGCAGCAGGTCACCGAACCCGCCGCCCCCGGTGGGGGTGTGGCGCAAGCCACCGAGCAGCCTCTCCACCCCCCTCTGGAGGTCTTTGTCGTCGGCGCGCTGCGGCGCCCGGGGGCGCGGGCGGGCCTGCGCCTGCGCCTGCGCCTGCGCCTGCGGTTGGCTGCGGCCTGCGTCGACACCGAACTGCTGAGCCACCGCCTCGCGGGCCGCCTCGCGCAGGGCCATCCCGTTGCGCAGGGAGGCCGGGATCGACGTGTCGCTCGCCTGGGGGAACATGGACTTCAGCCTGCCGAGGTCTACGCCGTAGGGAAACTGCTGCGCGGGGGCCGTAGCCCGGCCGGGGGCCTTGAGCTGGGCCGGCTCGGCCGGGGCCGGGTTCGGTCGGGTGGTCGCCGGGGTGGCGCCCTCCGGCGCGGGGGCCGGGGTGCGGCCACGGCCGCTGCGGTTGTAGGGATTGGCGTGCGCGGGCGAGCCGAACAGCCCGTAGGCGAAGCGCCCGATCGGGGCGCCGACCGTCTCGGCGGCACTGGAGGCGGCGCTGCCTACCTGCTCGCCGACGTCCGCACCGAAGGCCACGCCCCCGGCGAGCGCCCGGCGCGTCTGTGCCCCGTAACGCTCTGCAGGAGTTCGAGCGCTGTCTACGTCCTGAGCAGCTTGCTCATAGACCATCCGAGTTCGTGGGAGCTGCAGGCCATATCCTTCTTCACGGGGCACGGTCATTACCTCCTGGAGTTGCTCTGGAGACTAGCACGATCAGCTATCCAGGGCGAGCGGGTCGTATTTGCCATCTTCGTCGTGGTAGCCGTCCAGCCATATGCGCTTGCCGTCGACATAGATGCCGTGGCCGGACTCGTCCGCCGGCGGCTCAGGGGTGCCGTCTGCCCAAGCCTTGAAATGGGTAATCGCCGGGTACGCCGACAGCCCATACTGCTGCGCAAAAGTAATTGCGTCGCCCGCAGCGAACAGACCTACTTGTCGTCCTTCAGCTACAGAGGCTTGCGTATAGGAAGCGACCGTTGTGCCGTTTACTGTGACCGTAACCTGATCACCCTTCACGACCATGCGCAGCACGTTCTCACCGAGCAGCGCCGGACTTCCCTCATGCGCTGGAAACCCATAGTAGTGTACATAAGTGCTGTGCTTGATGTGGAGCGGGGTAGGCGGGTTAAAGGTTTGCGTGCACCCTGCGTAGAGCCCTGCGCAGTCCGAATCATCGTAGTAGCAAGAGTTGGAGGTCGGATTCGCGTTGTAGTAGCGGTAGGCCCGACGGCACTGCACGTCTGTTTCACTTACCACGTAGTCCCCCCATACCCAGCTGGCGCAGTCGAGGTCGTCTACATCTCCAAAACCACGCTCGCTGTAAGGCGGTAGTGGAAATCTGAACCCGTTCATCTTTAGCCACGAAAGCGGCTCGTTAAGAACGAAGGTGCCTGCGACCTCTGTCTGGCCAAAAGTGGCCAGCTGGATGTTGTGGCCAACGTAGTCTGCTTCCGCAGCCTGCTCATCGTAGCCCGCACTGAGAGAGATGGCAGGGGCGCTCCACGTGTAAGCGCCGTCAACGGCATGATATGCACCCAACGAGTAGGTACGGCTCTGTGTAATCGTCCACTCGTAGCCCGTGGTGTCGCCGAAGTCTGCTTTGACAGTGATCCCAGTTTTCTCGCCTCTTCCGCTGTAACGTGCTGCTGGCCGAATCTGCGAAGCCACGCTGGTATAGCAAGTAGGGTAGTCCTCCAAAACGCTGCCGCTGCTGCCATAGCAATAAGCTTCAGAGTCACTTGGGATTGTGCCTGGAGGGCTTCCTTCCAGTTCTTGCTTGGCCAGAGTGAACCCGACTTCGATCGTGTGATCAGCGCTGGTCAGCAGAGCTTGGTACGCCGCAAGCGTCTTTTCGGTAAAAACATCATCACTCGGTACCAGCGCAGACACCACGCGGCTGACACGATGGCTTTTGTAGTCGCCGTAGCGTTCGACGCCGGCGTCCGAGTGTAGGTAAACACTCCCGTTTATGTACAGGAGCGCTTCTTCACGCTCCGCCGTGTGGCCTTTGAAAGAAACTGCCTGCCCCGAACGCAGTTGGAACGCCGCAGGGTCGCTCCAATACTTGCCCAAATTCGACGCGTCCGCTCTGTCGAAGCGGTCGACGATGAAGTCGGTTTCGGGCAGGTTGATGTAGTAGTCACAGCAGTTGGCCAGGATGTGCTTGACCATCCTCTCCAGCTTGCTGACCCGCCGGGCTACATGCTTCAATCTGTCGAAGGTACTTGCCATCAGCCCGCCTCTACCAGCGCGGCCACGGCCGACAGCGCGTTCTCGGCACCGGCAATCATGGTCTCATAGAGCTGCACCCCGGTCTTCGCTGCCGAGGCCTTCAGCTCGTGGAAGTTGTTGACCGCGCCCAAGGCGCCGTTCATCTGCGCGGTGTTGGTGCGGATCGCGTCCAGGTACTGGCGCGCCCGGCCGATGTCGCGCTGCAGCTTGGTCGAGACGTTGAACTGCTTGATCTGCTGCTGGCGCTCCCAGATCTGGATCAGCTCCTTGTTGTCCTCGGCGTCGAGGTTGGCCGAGGCCAGCGACTGGCGCATCTTCGCCTCCATCTTCTCCAGCAGGAGCTTGATGCGCTCGCGCTCCTCGAGCTTGAGTGCGAGCTCGGCCTTGAAGCGCGCCTCCTTGCGCTGAGACTCGGTCGCCGCGGCCTCCACCAGGTTGTTGTGCACGGAGGCCTGGGCGCCGTAGAGGTCCACCTTCAAGCGCTCGCCCGTGATCGCCTTGCCATAGGCGTCGAACTCGTCGGAGCGGGCCCGGACTTTGGTGGCGAACAGCTCGGCGCGGACCTTCGAGCCCTCGAGCCGCAGACGCTCGATCTCGGCGTCGAGCATGTCGTGCTGGTCACGCAGGCGCTGCACCTCGTAGCGATCCAGCACTGCCTGGCGCAGGGCCTGGTAGAACCGCAGACGCCCCTCGTTGCGCCCTTCCTCGGCTTCGATACGCTGCAGCTCTCCGCGGAACTGCTCCAGCTGCGCCACGACCGACAGCCGCTGCTCCTCGTGCAGCTGCCGGTAGAGCTGGCGCACCTCTACGCGCAGGCTGACCAGCTGCACGTTGGCGTTGTGGAACTTGATCGCGAAGTCCGCCGAGGCCTCGGCCGAACGCAGGGCCCGCTCGTACTTGGCGCCGACGTAGCGCAGCATCGCGTCCTCCAGGGTGATGCCCTGGCTGACCGCGAACTGGCGCGCCTGCAAGTAGAGGTCGGAGCGCTTGAGCGAGATCTCGCGGCTGACGTCGGCGAGCGCGGCGTCGCCCTCCTTGTGGATCTCGCGCTCGGCGGCATACAGCGCCCCCGGCGGCAGCGGCAGGTTCTGCGAAGCGATCCCGCGGTGAGCCTTCTGCAGCGCCACGTGGTTGAGCTTGGCCTGGCGGTCGCGGGCCCGGTCCCACAGAGCCTGCTCGTCTTCCGGGTGGATCCCGTAGCCGCCGTTGTCCAGGTCGCCCTGCAGCAGGGCGCTGATCGAGCTCTTGAGGTCCGAGCTGTAGTCGGTCTCCACGAAGGAGAAGGTGTTGTCGGGCGCGCTCACCAGCTCGCCGATGTCCGGCACACTGAGGTCGGTCTCGCTGATCGTGACCGTCGGCACCTCCGGCAGCGTCGACTCGCTGCGCCCCGGCTGGCTGGGGAAGGCGTAGCTCTCCCAGTCGTCCAGGGAAATGTCGCGCACCGTCGGGTCTTCCGGTGCCGTCGGCACTGGGGTGGTGGGCTGAACCGGAATGTCGAGCGGCAGCGGCTCGGCGGTGAACTCCGGAAAGTTGTCGTCGGCCCAGACCGCGGGCTGGCTGGCGCTCGGGTCGTCCGGCGCCGCGTGCTCCTCGAGCTCCAAGCTCTCGCGCCGCAGCGGGCCCAGGTACGTCAGCTCCTCGGCCTCCGGGACGTTGAACCCCGCGCTGAGGTCGAACCAGGGCGCGAGCAGCCAGTTGCCGCTCAGTCCGAGCGAGTCGTCCGCGGCAATCTCGGAGAGCTGGTTGATGAACGCCTGCGCGTCCTGAGCGGCAGCGTCGGCACGGGTGTTCGCGTTAGAGATGATCGTGGAGACTGCCATATCAGGACCGCCTGTTCACGCCGTGAGGCTTGAAGGTGAGTGCGTTGATGTCGAAGTCCGCGCCCTGCACGTTGGTCAGAGAGAACTGCCAATGCAGTGACTCCAGCTGGCGCCCGGTCGGCACCGGCACGGGGTGCAGCCCCGCTTGGGAGGGGCTCACCTGATAGCTGTGGACGTCGTCCTCGCCGTCGATAGTCACGTGCAGCTGCAGGTCACCACCGGCGCGCAGGTCCACCACCACCGTCCCCAGGCGCGTCACCTGCTCCGCGTCCAGGTCGGTGACGCCGAACGTCAGCGTGGCGCCAATGGCGCTGCCGTCATCGTCGTCCCCCTCCAGCAGGAAGATGCCCTCGTCGGACATGCCGTAGTAGGCCCCGTTGAGCTCGACCAGCGAGTGGAAGTCGTAGTTGGTGTAGTTGGAGACGCCGCCGCCCTCGGTGTTGAGCAGCCACGCGGTGAACGCCTCCACCAGGTCGTTCAGCAGGCTGCCACGCGAGCCCAGGGCCGGGAGCTTGGCGGCGCCCGACAGGAGGTGGCCCGGGGCCAGCACGCCCGCGCCGAGCAGCGCCGGCAACACCACGGCGCCGGAGGCGACCCGCCCAGTCCGGGCCCACCCAGACACGGCCAGCGCCGGCAGCGCGGCCGATCCGCTCAGGTAGGTCCCGCGGTGCAGGGGGCCCTCGCCGAGCAGCGCCGGGAGCTTGACCGCTCCCGACAAGACATACTCGCCGGCGCCCCAGCCCGTGCCAAGCAACGCCGGGAGCTTGACCGCCCCGGAGAGCACGCGCCCGTTGTGGAGTTGGCCGGCGCCCGAGAGCCCGGGGAGGGTGACCTGGTTGTTGGGGATGATCCAGCCGGAGCCGGCCAGCGCCGGCAGCGTGGCCGAGCCACTCAGGACGTGCCCACTGTGGAGCGTGCCGGACCCGGTGAGCGGGCGCAGCACGGCCGAGCCGCTCAGGACGTACCCGCTGTGGAGCGCGCCGGACCCGGTGAGCGGGCGCAGCACGGCCCTGCCGGTGCCCATCGCCCCGGTGGTGAGCGTGCCGGACCCGGTGAGCGCGCCGAGCGCCACGGCGCCCGCCATGGCCGTCGTCTCCAGGGAGCCCGATCCGGCCAGTCCAGGAAACTCGACGTGTCCGGATAGCGTCCCCATACGCGACTGCCTCTATCGTGTGGGCGCCGGCATCCCTGCCGGCGAAGTCACCTCGATGCTCAGGCCGCCGGCTGCTCGACGGAGTAGCTGCCCAGCGTCTGGACTGCGCTCTCAGCGATCGCCGTGTTGTTGATGTCCATCTGCGACCCCGAGGTGGCGACCGCGCCATCGAAGCGCGCAGCCGTAGTGCTGGCCGCGGTCGGGTCGTCGCCCTCCTCGTAGCAGCGGAACCAGCCGACGGTCCCGCTGGCCACGGCCGTGCCCTGCGCCGTGTCGGCCAGCGCGGAGACCCCGTCGGCCGAGTCGACCCAGGACAGCCCATCCCCGCCGCCGTCCTTCGACAGCGTGCACAGCAGCGTGCTGGTGCCGGAGCTGTCGTCGGCGCCGGCCGGCTGGCTGCCGGTGAACAGGGCGAACTTGCACCCGGCCATGACTTCCTTGAAGCCGTCGAGCAGCTCGTCGAGCACCACCGTGTCGAACAGCGAGGTCTCGCCAACCGTCGCGTCGGTGGACTGCAGGGTGACCCGGGTCGTGGTGTCGGTGGCGATGAACAGGATCGTGTGCTGCGTCCAGTCCACGTCGGCCAGCGCGCCGGAGTCGGCGATCGCGTCGGGGTCGCCGGTGGTGCCGACAAGCACCCGGCCCTCGGCCGCGGTCCCCGCCTTGAAGTAGTAGGTCAGCTTGTAGACGCGCCCGACGCGGGTCGTGATGTCCTGGTAGGCCTGGCCCGGATTGACCCCGCCAGCCTCGGCGACCTGCAGAGCGTTGCCCGCCTGCCCGCCTGCCACGCTCGAGAGCGTCGCGTCGGAAGCCGTCCAGCCCGTGGTGTCCGAGTCGAAGGTGCCGTTGGAGAGGAGGCCGGCGGCCGTCCCCATGAGCTTGTTACGGAGTCCAGTGGAAGCTCGCAGCGTCATGATGTAGTCCTCGTGTTGTCGTGATCGCTGACGTCCGTCAGCTCCGTAGCACCGTCAAGAGGTGGTTCTGGCCGTTCGCTCGCCGGAGTATAGCGGTGCCGGCGTGCCCTGTCAGCGACCCTATACGGCGCTGTGTGAGGTTCACGGCCTGGCCGTCGGGGTATCCGGCACAGATACCGCGCGGGCTCGCCCACAGCAGCACCGGGGTGTCCGTGCCCTCGCCGAGCACCCGGCCGTCGGTCTTGGTGAGCGTCCCCGGGATCATCCCGTAGTCCATCACCTTCTTGGAAGACATCTGCTGAGGGTCCGTGCCTTGCAAGAAGTACACCGCCTCAGCCGTCCCCACGTACAGCCCGGCGAACCGGCCCGTGTCTACCCCGCCGAGCCCTGCGACCTCGCTCGGGAAGGCGAAGAAGTTGCCATGCAGGTTGGTCAGCTCGCTGTAGGGGTGGGTGTACACCACCAGCCCCGTGCCGTCCTGGCCGCCGAGGCTGCTCCACAGCCGGGCCGCGAACTCCTCCAGGAACCCGCCCAGCGGCAGGTTGTCCAGGTTGTCCGCCTCGCCCGGCACGCCGAGGTCCGTGGCATCGCCTGCGTAGCTGATGTAGCTGCTCTCTCCCGTGGCTACCTCGTCCGCCAGGTAGGGCACCTCGCCGTCCGGCGTGCTGAGGTACAGGCGCACCGCCTCCACCCCGGCGGCGACCAGCTCCAGCGGCGTGTGCGGGATCCGGACCGACACCCCGCCGGCGAGCTGCGCGGCGCTGTAGGACATAGGGCCCTCGGCCCCGCGGGCATCCACGTAGGCCAGGCCCACCATGTAGCCGCCGGCCGGCAGGGCCCCGACCTCCGTGGACTCGAGCACCAGCGAGCCCGGCTTGAGCACGCCGACCTGGCGGTTCGCGCCCCGGTCGATGACGCCGGAGTCGGCACCGGTGGTCCAGTACAGGCGATCGTCGTAGGCGCGCACCGCGCGCAGCGCCCGGCTGGTCACGGTGAGCGTGGCCACTGAGGTGGCTGTGCCATCGGTGTTCAGCTGCTTGAGCGTGGCGCCCTCGACAAACAGGCAGGTGCGCCCGTCGCTCCACCCCGCCGCGGGAGACCCAGCGTAGAACAGCGAACGCCCAACACGGCGGCTGGGCTTGTTCTTCTTGCTGATGTCGATGTTCTCGGCCGCGACCAGGCCGTCGAGGCCGACCTCCATCGGGTCGTCCTGGAGGTTCAGCCCGGGGAAGTTGGTGATGCGCATGGTCAGATCCGACGCGGGATGCGCACCCGGCGCTCCTGCGGCAGCTCACGCCACGCGTTGATCTCGCGGGCCGAGCGGGCCGGGCCGAAGCGGCGCGTGAAGCGGCTGATGTAGCGGTCGGCGAGGCGCGTGCGCCGCTCCGGGCGTGAGTCCGAGGCGTCCGTGGTGAGGATCGCCTCGTAGGCCATCCACGCCGTGAGGTCGTCGTGAAGGTGAGACGGCACGGCCGGCTCGTGGTTGGGCTCAGTCATCGGCGTGAGCGGGTACCAGACGCCGCTCAGCGTGATGGTGATAGCCGCCTTCGGCAGCGGCGCCAGGTACAGCACCTGCCCTCGCTGCCCGAACGTGGTGGGGGTGTCCTGCGTGGTGTAGCGTTCCTGCCACGCTTCCAGCTGCTCGGCTGTGCCCTTGGCGATCGGCTTGCCGTCGACGTAGACGCGCTGCACTACGATCGACTCGGGCCGCACGCCGGCAGACGGGATCTCGTACTCGCCGTCCCCTACTGACAGCGCCAGGTCGTACTTGGCCCGCAGGCACAGCGCCCGCTCAGCTGCTTCGCGCTCCGCGCGGTTGGCGAAGATGACGAAATCAGAGTCACCGAGGCTCGGGGCCACCCGTGCATCCACGAGCCCCCGGGTCCGGTGAATGAGCTCGCTGAGCTCCATGCCTTACTCGGCCTGCTTGGGCGCGGCCTTCTTGGCCGACGTCTTCTTGGCGGGCTGAGCGGGCTGGGTATCCTGAGCGTCCTCGAACTCGCCTTCGGTCACGGGCTCGCCGGCAGCCTTCTTCTCCAGCGCGGCGATCAGCGCGCCGGTGCGCAGCTGCTCGTCGGGCTTCATGCGATCAAAATCGAACACGACCCCGTTCGGGCCGGCAATGAACTGGCGGCGGTTCTTGCCGCGGCCGATGACGGCCGCCTTGCTGACCGTCTCGACACCGAGCTTGCGGAGGTCTTCGAGCGTGTACTGGCGCTTCATGAGGGGTGCTCCTGTTGATGAAAGGCCCCGGGGCCGGAGCCCCGGGGATCTCACTCACCGGCCTTAGTCGGCGACGACCAGCAGCGCCAGCGACTCGGGCTTGACGCACTTGCGGCCGAACACGGTCAGGCCACGCACGAGGTCACCGAAGTCGTTCTGGTTCCGCAGCGTCTCGGTCTTGTTCACCTGGTTGGCGAACGTCAGCGCGGAGCTGTGGCCGGCCACCACGGCGTGGCGAGCCAGGGTGCCAGCGTCCGCGCCGCCGACCCAGTCCTCGTCCGCGTTGGCGGTCGGGAGCAGGTTGGAGACGTAGAGCTGGAACCGGTCGATCATCCCCAGCTTGCCGTTGCGCAGCGGGCTGGAAGCGTCACCGGTGTAGTAGGCCTGCGCCAGGCTGGACTGCATCAGCAGGTAGCGCTCCTTGGGAGTGATGACCAGGAAGCGGCCCTCCTCCGGGACGTTCTGCTCATCCAGCACCGAGGCCAGCGCCAGGATGTAGGACAGGATGTTGTCCTTGGTCAGCGCCTCGGGAGCCGCGTCGGTGCCCAGGTCGTAGGACCCGGAGATCACGCCCGCGGTGGCGCCCTTGTTGGCCGCCGCACCCTGGTCGAAGGTGCCCGCCCAGCAGTTGGTGTCGATCTGGACTTTGAGCTGCTGGCCGGCGTCGTCGCTGAACATATTCATCAGGTCGAAGTTGGCCTGATGGGCGAGGACGTCGTTCAGCTTGAACCCGAAGTATTTGCCCTGGTCGATCACCAGCTCGAGGGTGTCCGGAGCCGGCACCTCGTAGGTGAGGGTCATCCCCGCCTCGTAGTCCGCGATCGAGATGCTGGGCGGATTCTGGATGATGACCTTGTCGCCCATGTTCGAGATCTCGCCCTCCCAGTTGGTGTTGGAGACGGCGGCGAACGTGGACGCGGCGAAGAACTTCGCGTTGAGCTTGCCCGACCACAGGGCCGGGATGAACTCGCCGGAGTAGTAATCCGGTGCGATGTCGAAATCCGATCCGGCGTTGATCGGGTAAGTAGCGGCCGGAGTGATGGTGCTCATGAGGGCCTCCTAGTTCTTAGCTGGAGCTGTCTGTGCTGCGTCAGCGGACGCGCCCTTCGCGGACAGCCTTGTTGATTTCTACCTCCAGCGCCTGGAACTCCTCAGCTCCGATCTTGCCGCGAGCGGCTCGGCCGTAAACGTCCGAGATCTGATCCTGCGTCCAGACTCTGGGCTGCTGGCCGTCAGGAGTGCTCGCCGCTCGAGTCGTCTTGGATCTCGGCGGGGACACCTGGCTCTCCAGGGGGTCTACTACCTGGGGAGCCTGCTCATGAGTGGTCGCCGAAGCGTCACCACCCTGCTCGTCCTTGAAATTATTGAAGATTGCTGCGACGCGGTCAACGTCGAGTGCGTGCTGAGCGTCGAGCAACAGCTCCTGGCGCTTCTTGCCAGACATCCTGTCGATCTCACTGAGCCAGGTCTTCCACTCCAGAGAGTCGTTGATCGCCTGCCAGTCCACCACCTTGGCGGTCAGGTCACGGAAGAACAGCTGCTCCGCGGACAGAGTGGCGCGCTCGCCGACCTGCGTGACCTGGCCACGCATCTCGTCGATCGCTGCCATCACACCCTGCAGCTTGGCGTTGACCGCAGCGACAGCGTCGTGCGCGGCCTTGGCGGCCACGCGCTCGGTCATCCGGACCTGGTCCACGCCGAAGGACTCGACGTCTTCCTCCGTGGCTCCCTTGGGAGGCTCGGGCTCCGGCGCGGGCGGGTTCTCGATCCGGTTCAGCTGCTCCTGCATCTGCTGCAACTGCGTCTTGAGTTCGGCGTTCTCGTTGCGCGTCTCGTCCATGGCCTCGCGGTTGCGGCGCAGCTCGGCGTCGGCGTGGCCCTTGAAGGACAGGTAGCGCTGCTTCCAGGTCTCCTCGTCGCCGCCCTGATCCTGCGGCTGGGCCTGCGGCTGGGCCTGCGGCTGGGCCTGCGGCTGGGCCTGCGGCTGGGCCTGCGGCCCTGCGGAGGGGGTGGCATCGGGCTCGGCCACGGGCGTCGGCGCTCGGCTGGCCATCCGGGACTGGATGGCTTCAGCACGGTCCAGCTCGGCCTGCACGTGCTTCGGTAGACTCATTGAGTTCTCCTGGGTTGCTGTTGGAGTTTCGTCAGGACCTGGTCGCTGCGTTCGATGTCGTCGAACATCTGCTTCAGGAGGCGGGCTTGCCCTTGTGCACGCAGCATGTCGTCTTTGCTGTGCGCATTATCCTGGCGCCCCCGCACCTCCACGAGCAGACCTGCGAGATACTCGTCAGCGAACGGCCGTTGGTCCCCTTGCTTAATTCTCAGCAGCAGCTTGGCTACGCGTTCCGTGATCTTCATTGCTTCTTATACGGTACAGGCCTCAGAGCGTCAATAACAGCTTACTGAGACGGAGGCTCGAAGGCGTTCACCACCGGCGAGCCGTCCTGCAGCGTGTTCTGGCTCGGGGCCGGCAGCGCCAGGCCCATCCCCGCGGGGCCGGCGGGGCCGGCGGGGCCGGCGGAGGCTCCGCCGAAGATCGGCGTGGCGTTCTCGGGGACGACCTTGTCGGTGTTCATGTTCAGCGATTTGGCTACCTCGCGCAGCACGTGCGCCCGGCCGTCCTTGCCGGTGATGGCCAGGTCCGCCGGGTTGTTGGTGTTGCGCAGGAACTCGATCATGCGCAGCTGCGCCGCTTCCCGGGCGATCAGGCTCTTGGCGCCGCGGGCCTGGACCTTGGCGTCGCCCTTGATGCTGGGGTCCGGGGCGTAGAGCATGTTGTGCTCGTAGAGGTTCTGCAGCATCGGCGCCATGATCTGCAGGTCGATCGACCCCACCACGTGCTGGATGACCTTGCCGGCGTTGGAGATCGCCATGGAGAACCCGGAGGCGGAACGCCCGACCCCGCCGCCCGGGGTACCGCCGTTCATGTAGCTGGGCACGCCGAGGATGTCGTCCGCCTCCTTGGAGAACTTGTCGTAGATCCCCATCAGCTCAGCGGCGTTGGACTGCGGCTGGAAGAACCCGATCGGCGGGGCCGTGGTAGGCCCGCTGGGGTCGCTCGTCGTCTGGAAGGACTTCCAGGGGTAGAGCATCTCCACGTCTTCGCCAGCCGGCAGCCGGTCAATGTTGTACCAGACCAGGGGGCCGGAGGCGATCTGCATGTTGTTGGCCAGGGAGCGCGCGGCGTGGTTGCACATCGCCTGCACGTCGCGGATCTGGTCCATGGGGCTGTTGCCCCAGAACATCCCGGGGAGGTTCTCCCAGCTGTCGCGGTAGTAGGGGCGGTTGCCGTGGGCGTCCTTATTGAGCACCGCCTTGATCACCCAGCGCCCGATCAGCCAGGCCTCGACCTCATACTCAGCCAGCGGGTCCGGGATCTCCTGCGCGCTCATGCCCCAGTCCAGCAGATGCTGGCCCATGACCGAGCCCCAATACTGCAGGGCGTCGATCTGGTTGGAGGGGTTGCTCATGTTGTGCACCCGGCCCTCGATGGCGCCGCGCTCGCTGTCCGCCATGGTCCAGTCGCGCAGCCCGCCCATGCCGTGCTCGCGCAGTACCCCGTCGATGGCATCGTCGGAGTACCCTGCGGTGCCCTTCATAGCCTGGAGGTCAGAGCGGTGCAGGCGGTGGAACTCGATGAAGTCGCCGTCGTTCGGGCACTCGGCCCCAGGGCTGGGGTAGACGTAGAAGGGGTCGACCCGCTCCCACTCGGGGACCAGGGCGTAGTCCTTTTGCGGGCTCCAGTTGCCCTGGCCGTCATCGACCCACTGCACGGTGAGCTTGCGCCGGATCACCGGCCCTTTCAGGATCGCCGCCGGGAACGTCGTGATGTCGTCCACGATGTCCGAGAGGGCCTTCATGAAGCCGCCCTCGATCAGCTGGTCCTGCATGTAGTCTTCCATCTTCTCGGCCCGGGACTTGGCCTCGTCCTGCAGCTCGCCCATGATCGCCTTGCGCTGCTCCTCGATCACTTCGCGCATGTCGATCGGCAGGTTCTCGTCCGCCAGCATCTGCATCGCCTGCTGCGAGCGCTGGAACAGCTCCTGCACCATGTTGGGAGGCATCTGCGGGATCGGGGTGGCCTCGAGCGTCCAAGGCTTCTCGGTGCCGTCCGCCATCAAGCTGTCCCGCAGCCAGGAGGAGATGGCCCGGGCCTTGGCCGAGGACAGGAGCATGTAGATCTCCGAGCCCTCGAACTTGCGGATCTGCTCCAGGACGTTCGGGTCGTACTCGCCGCGGCGCTGGCGCATCGACTGCAGCATCCGGAGCTCGATCGGGTCCTTCTCGCGCCGGTTGATCTCCCAGGCCTTGCGGATATGCGCGGCCATCCCGGTGAGCACCGGCGTCTGGGTGCGTGCCTCAGCTTCCTGCTTCGCCCGCGTGTCGAGCGCTTGCTGACCGACCGCCGTCATCACCCCACCGAGGGAGAGCCCCTGCGTCGGCGGTGCGCTGTTCGGGAAGGGGATCACAGTTTGGTCGGCCATGGTGCGTCCTCAGCTGCTTTGGGAGACTCTAGCACAGGCGGTCTACCACCGGTAGCCGCTACGCTTGACCTCTCGCCGCTCGCTCTTGTGGGTGTACTGGCCCAACAGGATGTTGCCCTCGATCACCAACGCTGCGTACTGAAGCGCGTCGTGAGGGTGGCTGTACGGGCCCTTCTTGTCCGGCTTCTCAGCAGCGTTGCCCTGGCGGTCGAGCGCGTACTTGTAGCCGTGGCGGAACCCGGCGATCAGCACCCTGCACTCCGGGTTGATCTGGAACGCCGGCAGCCCGCCGACGTTCAGCGACAGGATGCGCTCCACCGACTGGATCCGCGGCTCGATGCTGTTGGTGACGGGGCGCACCACCTTGAACCCGGCGCGCTTGAGCACGTCCACCGGGGTGATCTCGTTCATCTGGGTTTTGTCGAACCCCGCCGGGTCCGGCGCAACCAGGAACGAGCACCCCGTGAAGCGGCTCTGGGCCAGCAGCGGCCGGAGCTTGCGGTCGATGAAGGTCTCGATGCCCATGTTCTCGCTGGTCTCCTCAGCGAGGCAGATCACCCGGCCGCGCACGTTGCGCTGCAGCAGGACGACCGAGGGCGTGCGGCCGAAGTCCAGGCCGATGACCACCGGGTACTCGGCGGCCTTCAGCGGCAGGAACGGCTCCGTGGCGACGTGGATCTGCGGGTTGAAGGTCTTCTCGTATACGGGTTTTCCCTTGAGGGATCTCCCGTACTTACACCGCATGTAGACGTTGACGTAGTCCTCGCTCTTGCCCGGGAGGATGTCGGTGTAATAGGTCGGGTCCAGGTTCTGGATGTTGTCGGCCGCCGGGTTGACGTACCACTCGGTGTGGTCGTAGCCCAGCAGTGGCGGCTCGTCAGGCGCCTCGCCGTAGCGGGCCAGATACTCCTCCGGAGACAGCAGGGCCGGAGGCTGGATGCTGATGTCCCAGTTGCTCGGCGGCTCCTCCATCTGCTCGAAGTGCCAGGTGTCGGCGTCCGGCATGTTGGTGTCGAAGATCGCGCACGAGCGCGTCGGCGTGCCGTCGGCCCCGGACGGGTAGCGCTTGAGGCGGGCGAGCAGGCCGTCGACGACGTCGCTGTGGAGCTCTCTCCACTCGTTGCCGTAGAGGAAGGTGATCTCCAGGGAGAGCGCGCGCTGTACGTCCTGCGGCGTGTCCAGAGGCATGAACCACACCTCCAGATCCAGGAAAGTGCCGTCGTCCAGGGGCTGGCGGATGTAGTAGGCCTTCTCGCTCTCCTTCCAGTGGCCCCAGATCCCAGGTGGGAACCAGGTGAAGAACGTCTTGCGGACGGTCTTCGCCAGCTGGTCGGCGGTGTTACGAGTGATCAGGGCCCGGGTCTTGCGCTCGCCGCGGGCGTTGGGCTCCTGCTGCAGCGCCAGCTTCACCAGCTCGTGGCAGCAGCACACCGACTTGCCTGAGCCCACCGGGCCGGCGATCAGGCGCACGTAGGCCGGGGAGTTCATGAACTCCCACATAGTCTGCGTAGCCTGGAACTCGCTCACAGGCTCACAGGCTCACAGGCGCACGTCCACCACGAGGCTGCGCGTCCACTCCAGCCCATTCGGGTGCCCGGCGTCGTAGGTGACGATCTTGCACCCGTGCACCACCCCGGGCTCGAGCAGCAGGCCGCCTTCCCCGTCGCCCACGTTCCCGAGCTTGAACTTGACCACCGGCTTGAGCTGGCCCGGCCGCCACTCTTCTGAATCAGACCACCAGATTACGGAGGATCCTACAACAGCAGAGTCGATCGTCTGACCGTCAACTTCTAGCACTACTCGAGTAATATCGCTGAGGTCGGCAAGAGGCACGCCCCGGGAGAGCAAGAACAGAGCGAACTCATTATCGCGGTTAAGAACCACAATTTCAGTGCTCATCTCAAGTAACCTTTACCGTTCGTTTACTCTTCCCGCCGTAGACTGTCCGGCGAACCTCAGCGCTCAATGTCCCACGTAGTATCGTTGCGCTGGCAATACCTGGCGCAGGGATGGTCTCGCCTGGCTGAGCGTAGACAATAACCCCACTCATCGCGTATGGGCGAACAAACCGAGTTCCAGCTGCGCCAAGTACGCCAGACATGGATTAACGCTTCCTGTCGTGCAGCCCACGCACGGCCAGTTGCTCTGCCGGCGAGGGCGCCTCGTCCGCTAAACCACGCTCGCTCAGCTCCTGCAATTCAGCTTCTTCTTGCTGAACACCCAGCTCGTCTTTCGGGGACTGCCGCCGAATCAGCTCCTGCTGGATTTTCGCAGCCAGCGGAAGTGCGTCCTGTGCCACGTTCAGCCCACCAGCCTTGGTTGCCAGGTCCAACAAGTTCATCAACTTCTGTAGTTCTTCGCTCGAAAACATGGAAGGGTCTCCTAATCAGCTTATACTATTTCTTCCGGGAGTTCCGTATTGACAGTCGTTTCGACTGCCTCCTTTGTAGTGGTGACGTTGGCCTGTGCCGTAGCGATAGTCTCATCCGCCCGTTTTACCACGTCCCTGACCGCTCGCTTGATTCCCCGGATTGCCACCAGCGAGCGTTGATTGACTGTCAGCTCGTCGATGCTGTTGAACATCGGGTTGCCCTGGGCGTCCGTAAAGGCTAGCACCTCGTTCGCATGCAGCCGCGTGAAAGCCCAGCCGATCTTGAGCAACAGCTCATTGGTCGGCGCTGGGTCATCCAGCAGGGCACCGACGAGTTGGGTAAGTCGTTCGTTTGCAGTTGCCATTACAGTCTCCTGTTAGAAGGCGCTGAAGTCGGCCAGGGTGATAGTTTTCGTAACGCCCCCGGCAGTGATTTTCATCATGATGTCGCCGTCGTCCCCGGAGCCGGTGCCGTTGGACTGCCAGATCAGCGAACAGCCCTCTGAGGGATCACCTGGATCGGATGACAGCTCGCTCAGGACCAGGCCCGCGTATCCTCGGGACAGCGTAGGGTGGCCGAGCCACCTTACCCCATTCGTGTTCGGCCAAAGGTTCTCGAATATTTCCCACCCGTAGGTCGAGTTGTAGCGGAACTTAGGGGACCCGCCAAGCTCAAGACTGATCCCAGCATTTTGGACGGGGCCGTTCAATGACAGGTTTCGGCTCGACCCAGTGCCAGCCGCCTCTGTCGTGATCTTGAATGTGTTCGCATCCCACTTGACTACGCCACGCTCGTAGTTACTCGCGTCCGTGTAAGCGTTGTAGATGTTGAGCGTCTGCGGGTTTGTGTCCCTACGCAGATTGACCGTGCCAGGGCTACCGGCAGCCGCCGTACCGCCAGCGATGATTACGTCACCGCCATCTCCGCCAGTGCCGCTGGTATGATCACCTGCTTCTATATAAATGTGGCCTGCTGGATTACCATAGTCTGACGAGTTTGCGCCAAACAGCAAAAGCCTGCCAACTCCACCACTACCACTGACTCGTTGGCGAACACCTAGTTGCAGGGAGAGATTACTAGCTCCCCCCGCAGAATCTGTCGCTACAACGCAGCCACCACTGGTTATTAAGCTTTTTGCAGACACTGCATCGGCACGAACAATCGAAATCCCCCCAGTGCTTGCCTTAGTCAGGTTAAGCCGATTAGCAAAACCGCTCCCCGCAGTGATTGTTACGTCTCGCTGCGAGCTGCCCGTACCAGCTCCCTCAACACTCATCGTGAGCGTGTCGGCATCCCAGCGCAGGAAGGCCCGCTCGTAATTGCTCGCGTCGGTATAGGTGTTGTAGAGACGAAATTCCTGGGCGTTGGTCCCGTTGCGCTGGGCCAGGGTATTGGCGGCGTCTCGATACAGGATTACATCTAACGTCGGTCCTAGAGAAAGCGCGTTCTGGTCCTGTATCGTCCGCACATAACCATTACCGGAACGCAGCCATATATACCCGTCACCGCTATATACACGGACATTAGCGCCCCTATTTAGATCAATGGCAGCATTGCTTCCGTCTCCAACAACGAGACTCCCGCCTTTCACTAGCTTAAGGTGACTCGTCCCGCCCACCTGCAAATCCAGCAGCTTGCTATCCGCTGCACTCGCCGTATCCGTGATGTTGAGTTTTATCCCAGTGAAGGTTGTCGCGCCCTCGTTCCATGTGCCGGCCAGGTCCAGCAGCTTTTCGTCGGCAGTGAATGCACCCCCGGACGCGGTCAGCTTCTTTGCGGTGAAAGCCGCCATGCCTGAGTCGTCGGCGAGCCGGGCGGCCACTGCGGGGCCGGTGCCTTTCAGCCCCGCATAGCTGGCGGTGCCCAGGCCGAACGCGATGAAACCGTTGTTGTTGCCGGTATCGGCGATGCAGACCTGGCCGGCTTTCGGGGTGTAAACCCGAGTGCCTGCGCCGCCGCCCGAATGGGACAGGAAGTCCAGCCCGCCGTTGTTCCAGAGAAGGCTCAGATTTCGGCTGGCACCCGTGCCGGCGGCCTCGGTACCGACCTTAAACGTGTCGGCCTCCCAGCGCAGGAAGGCGCGCTCGTAATTCGAGGCGTCGGTGTAGGTGTTGTAGAGGCGGTACTCTTGGGGCCCGCCGTGAGCTGACGCCCCAGGATCTACGTATTGCTCTAGAATGCCGTCGCCACCGCAGTGAAGCTGCAATTCCGGCTGAAGGGACGCATTGTTGTCACCGTAAGACCACTCAAATGTTCCATTGCGCGGAATTCGACAATACCTTCGGTATGAACCTAGATGCAGCAAACTACCTAAGCTGTCATCGCCCAACAGGACCGACGAGGCGTTGGAGTTTGGCCGGTAGAACTGTAGGAAACCCCCGTAGGCCTTCGCCTCGTTCTTCGCCCGGATGCGCACTCCGTTGGCGTTCGAATAATCGAGCTTGATGCCGGTGGTGGCGTTGTCGAAGTCCACGCCGTTGAGCAGGACCTCGAAATAGGTATTCCCGTCCGCGCCGATGTCCAGCAGCTTGCTGCCCAGCGAGCCGGTTCCAGCGGCCTGCTTTTCGATCTTCAGGCTTCCCTCCGCGTCGAATCCTATCGACGTGCGCTCGTAATTGCTCGCGTCGGTATAGGTGTTGTAGAGGCGGAATTCCTGGGCGTTGGTCCCGTTGCGCTGGGCCAGGGTATTGGCTGCGTCGCGGTATAGCCTGAGATCGGTACTGTTGCTGCAGTACGAATTAGCAGACCAGGCAAAGGCTCCGAGACTCCCAAGCTGTAACTCGCCGCCGTCTACATAATCAGTGAAAGCCGCTAAACCAGAAGTCCGGCCTCGATTAATGAAGACGTATCCTGACGTATGCATTTGCACCCAGCCACCTGTGAACGTGGCTGGCCACAACCCTTTGTTCGAGGCGACGCCTACATCGCCATCCTTCTGCACAATGAACGTACTTGCCCCGCCCACCTGCAAATCCAGCAGCTTGCTATCCGCTGCACTCGCGGTGTCGGTAACACTTACACCCAGTCCAGTGAAAGTGACCCCTGCATCATTCCACGTCTGCGCCAGATTGATCGTGCCACCGGTAATAGCTACCGCATCGGCATCCTGCGTAGCCATGGTGCCCAGCCCAGACTGCTGCACAAACAGATTTGCCTGCGCAGCAGTAGGCCCAGCCGAGAATACCTGCGACACAGCAGCAGTTAAATCAATCCCGGCGCTTCCATCCGAGGTGCTTTCAATCGTGCCGATTGTCAGTGTATCCGGGCCGCCGTCTCCTTTCGTAATCGTCCCGACCCCGACCTGCATCTTGGCCGTGCCGCCTACTACTGCAGCAACAGACGGATCGTCGACCAGCGAATACGGAACCTCTGCTTTGCTCTCTCCAGCAGCCAGCCCAAACGACGCGGCCAACCCATTGTGCATCTCGTCTATCGGGCCAGAGAGATTAATCACCGCCCCAACAGATGCAGTCAAGGCAGAGTTAACTGTTTCTGCCGCAAGGTTTACAAAACGGTCAGCCATGGAGAGTTATCCCAGTTAAGTAACGTCGAGGACTGCGATCTTGTCACCGGCATGCAGGGTCATCTTTATCTCCTAGCTATGATACAGCACACCAGTCTGCCAAAGCAGTGTAAATCCACCAAGCAGCAACGTTGCAATCAAGCCAACTAAAGAGATCATCGTGTTGCGTAAGCTGCGGTTTACCTCCCGCCTATCAGACTGCTCTTGCTGATCGTGCTTGTCAAACCTCTTAATATGGCTCAGCAACGCTGACTCTATCCTCATCATCGTGTCGATCAAGGCTTGGCGCATAATATCAGCCGTTTCAATATGGTGGTTCAGATTGTGTCTATCCTCTTCCACCGCGCGCTCTAGGCCGTCAACACGCTCAGCCAGGCTTAAGTGATCTCTATGTAGCTCTGCCTGTCCGCACTGAACATGGTCGATCTGCGTGCTAAGCTTGTCTAGATGCCTGTGGAGGTGAGAAATCTGGTCCCTCAAATCTCCGTGCCTTTCCTCCTCCTCCCGCCGCTCTGTCACTCAATCCTCCTTGTTACTATTCAAGTAGGAAACGTTGCGTTTGCCACCACTCCAACAGCCGCATCCGTTGTTCTTCTGACATATTCGGAAAGACCTGCTCCGTGCCCGGAGGCAGAGACGTATCAGTAAGCACGTCCGCCTCTAATCGTGCACGTCGGTAAGCGCCGATTTCCGGCACAGCCGCTGTGCTGATTTTCTCTAGCGCACGAACAAGCGCTTCGTTCGTTCGGTTTTCCAAACTATCCGAAGTCGCTGTTACTTCGCAGTTTGGACCAATCTTCAACTCTGCCTCGCCCACTTCCCTTTGCGAGTGCACAGTCAGCGTGCATTCCGCACGCGTTTCGGGGTCAACGTAGCGATATATGTAGGCTGCGCCCTGGTTCACCACGCCAGTCTTACCAAACCCGGTTAGCTCCGACGTGGCAGTACACCCACCAAGCAGCACCAACAGCATCGCCAGGGTGCTCAGCGCGGCCAGGGCCGCGGCGGTCCGCAGGGTCTTGCGCATGGTGGTGCTCTCCTTGTGAGTGGTCGTGGTTGCACTGCGGCTGCGCCGCTCAGTGCGATATTAGCTCCCCCACAGGATATAGGAAACCCCGTAGGAAGCACACGTGACGAGAGTCGTGGCCAGAAGCAGCTCTCGCAAGCTCGTTTGAATCACCCCTCCAGCAGCTCCCTGACGTAGTGCCTCATGGCGTGGTCGCCACGGCGCTCGAGCCCGTCTTCGTACCCCAGCTGCACCACCGGCAGGGGCCGGTACCCGCCCATCCACCAGCGCGGGACCTCGGTGAACGGGTCGTCGCCGTGGCGGTAGTAGGTCGCGACGACGTTCGGGTGCGGCTTGGAGATCATACAGCGCGGGGTGCCGAAGCCGACGAACCGTACCGGGAACCCGAACGCGCGCACCAGGTGGGCGAGCAGCAGCCCGACCCCGGCGCCCAGGCTGTGCCCGGTGATGGTGATCGGCGCGAAGAGCGGCTTCGCAGCCCGCGGCGGCTCATCCCCGACGCAGTCCCGCAGCAGCTCGGTCTCCCACAGCAGGTGGTCAAACAAATCCCGAGCTCCCTTGAGCATGCCGGCGTGGGCCCAGCCGATGCGCCGGTCGTACCAGGGCAGGATCCGCAGGTCCCGGATCACGTCGAGGAACCCCAGCCCGCTCAGCAGCAGGCCGGTCTCGGTGCCGCGAATCGCCACCGTGCGGTCCTCGACCAGGTACTCGATCTCGCCCACTACCCCGGTGTGGTGGGCGTAGGCGCGCTCGCACATCTGTGCCAGGCGCAGCATCTCCAGGCTAGTGCTGACCATAATGGTCGCCGTCCAGGTCGTAGAACCGGAACGGCCCGATCTGCGCCACCATCTTGGCCGGGTCGGCCCAGTACGGCGCCGGGATCGAGTCATCGTAGTAGCTGTCGGCCCCGGGCACCGGGTTCTCCAGCGCTCCGGTGTAGACCTGGTGGGCGAGACGCAGGCAGCGCCGCCACGAGGCCATGTCGCTCTGGGGCCAGGTAGTGAGCTGGCGGTCGTTGGGGTCGGTCATCGAGGAGAACTGCCACTTCTTGCTCACCACGCTCATGACGTCGCGGCCCCACCAGTCGGTGTGATGGACCCGGTTCATCACCGCGTGGCAGACAGCGGCGATCGCCTCGTCCGACTCACCGCGGGCCTCGCGCCACGCCACCAGGGCGAGGAAGGTGACGTCCGCGCTTTCCTGCAGAGACTTGAGCATCATTTGTTCAGTACCCCCGTCTGTCAGAGTAGAGTGAAGCTGCCGCCAGCTCTTCGTCCAGTCGGCTGATCACTGCTCTTCCTCATAGGTCGCCCAGTCCTCCCACACCTCCACTGTGTGGGTAGCGGCCACCTGTTCCTCCTCCATACATTCGTCCAGGACGCTCACCGATCCGTTGTCACAGAGGATCGGGTCGAACCGTCCCAGCCCGGATCGCACGCGCACCATGGCATGATCCGCAGCCCGGATCGGCGGCGAGTAGGCCCACTTGCCGGGCGACTTCGGGATCATCTCGCCCGGGTAGTAGTCATAACCTCCACCACCGTCGCGGATCCGCACCAGGTCCACCTCGAACACGTCGCCCGACACGCCCTGCGCCCGATAATGCTCGTTCCAGCGGTCCAGCCGCTCTCGCAAGTCAATCGCGAACGGCGCGCAGGTAGTGCGCAGGTCGTAGGCGCTCGGCTCGCGCTTGGCCAGGCCGTACTCCACCATGCCTTTCGCCCGCTCCCACTCCAGGGCGCAAAGCTCCGGCGCGGCTTCCGCGTCACCGTAGCCGCCCGGACAGAAGCGCATCACTTCGCCACGTGCTACCGCGTCCGCCGAGAACCATGCAGCGGGCTCATTGAAGGCGGCATCGGCGCGGCAGAACAGGCCGCCGTTCTGGGCGTCCTCGATGTCCGGGCACAGGGTAGTTCCAGCGACCACCCAAGCGAGGCCAACGGCCAGGATGCCTGGAATCATGGCTTATCGACCGCCATGACCCTATCGACAGAGATAGACCCTGACTCTTTCCCGCCTTGGAGGCGGTACGACACGATCAAATCGCCGGCTTTGAGCGCTTGGCGAAACTCCTCAAAACTCAGCGACGTAGACACAGGACCCTCGACAGTGAGTACGACGTTTTTGGTTTCCTTCATCCCTACTAAGCCCTTGGCGCGCCGAATAAATTCTTCGTTATTTGGAGGCACGCAATCCGCCGCCTCCTCTAACAGTACGAGCAACCCCTCGATTACCGCCTCAAGCTCTGCCGTGCTGGTCGCCATAACCTATCTCCTTACGTTTACCAGTCATCATTTTCAGTGGCTTCGGGAGCCTGGCGCTCCCGCAAAAGCTCCTGAAGGCGTTTGCCGCGCTCGGCGTCGCGCAGGAACTCCTCGTGCGTCTCGTACGGGACGAGCGCGTTGTGGCGTTCTACCTGGTCGAGGGCTACGCCCAGGCCCAGTCGTCCAGGGCCTCGGGCTCCAGCGTCTGCGGGGGCTTCGCAGCCTGTGGCGCCAGCTCTCCCTCGATAGGCTCGGGGCCCGGGGGCACCGCGCCCTGGCTCATGATGCGCACCTGCTCTCCACCCGGGGCGATGATGGTCAGACTCAGCCCGCCACCGGCGCCGCGGTTCTGCTCCTCCCTCGGCTCCAGCTCGCCCAGCTTCGCCAGAGTCTTGAAGGCGTCGATGCGGTGGCCGGCGGTCACGTCGCGGTCCTGGATGATGGTCTCCATCTGCCCCACGTTGTCGTGCACGATGGTGCGGCAGCGGGCACGGAAGGCCCGGCCGTCGTCCTCCACAGCCTGCTTGGCAGCAAGCAGCCGGTGCTGGAACTCCGGGACGTCCTCCCACGGGCGCACCCGGTCGGGATCCACCCCGTTCGCCCAGCAGGTGTCCTCGAAGGGGTTGGTGCCGATGGCGAGGTCGATGTACAGCCTCTCAGGAAAGGCTGGAATCGTCAGGCTGCGTCCAGCTCCTGTACCGGTTCTCGGCAAGCTGCTCATGAGGTGAATTCTGTCCGCCGGCCCGCAGCCCGTCAAGCCTTGTGGAGCAGATAGTCCTTGGTGCGCTCGAGCAGCCAGGCGATTTTCGCCTTGCTCGCCTCCGAGGCGAACACCTGCAGCTCGCCCTGCTCGTCGAACCCGCAGACCACTACCTCCGCAAGCGGGTTACCCTCGTGGAACTCGACGACGCCCTCGATCACGCGGGTCGGCGGCAGCGGCAGCCGTGTATTGCAGTCGAGCAACACGACGTTGTCGGGCTTCGCAGCCGATGGCGGCTTCGCAGCCGGTGGCGGCTTCTCGGGCGGCGTGCTCACACCACCTCCTCCCCCGCGGCCTTCTCTCCGGACTCGCTGCCTGTGTCCTTCTTCACCTGGTAGGGCATCCACTCACAGTAGGCGTCTCTGGGGCGCGGGTCCTCGGGTTGGCGCAGCGCCACGCTCATGCGGCCTTCGACGGCGCCGGTGGCGCGGCACACGGTGAGGTTGACGAGGCGGTCGCTGTGCACGGCAGCGATGATCGCGGCCTGGGGCTGGATGTGGCCCTGGTCGTAGAAGTGGACGATACGGCCAGCGGTCGGGGTGATGCTCATGGACGTTCTCCTGTATGAGGCTTGTGAGCTTCCAGAGTAGCCAGCCACCGCTTGCGGCGCCACCTGCGGCGCTGAACCACGGAGGGTTGGCGGGACGGGCGC